AAATGGATTGATAACTTCAATCACTTTTAGACCAAAAGAAACATCACTAGAGAAGATTGCAAGACAAGCTTTAGAAGAGTTGGGTATAAAATTTAAAAGCAAATTCTGGATCAATATCAAAGGCTATTCTCCCAAAGAATATGATTTCTATATTCCGAGCTTAAATCTCTTACTAGAAATCGATGGGGAATATTGGCACTCATTACCTAAAAATGTAAAGAATGATAAATACAAAGATGAACTAGCTAAGATTGCAGGATACAAACTTCTTCGTATCCCAGAAAAGTTAGTACTTGTCGATTTGATTAAAAAATCCATAAAGAAAGAGGAAGTTAATGGCAATGATAATTCTGGGCCAGAGTTGTTGCCCACTATGCAGCAAAATACTTGAAAAGGGAGATGAGTTAAAGGCATATCCAGCTTTCTTGCCTCAAGATCATCGTTTTGGAAAATTTTCTGGTGCTGCCTTCCATAAAACATGTGCCGAAGCAGATCCTGATTTTACTAGCGTAGAGGATATGTTTTATGTGTACAAAAAAAATTATGGATGGCCGCCCAAGATTGGCCGCCTAAAAATGGAGTGGTGATCTATGAACAATGTTTTCCAGAAGACGGTACAGAGCCAGAATGGTTCTGGGCAGACAAAGACATGTGGGAAGAATGGAATGCCGCTATGGAAAAGGCAGATCAAGAGCGGAAAGAGCGCATGGAAGAATCCCTAAGAAGAGAGCGGGAAGCCTGGCGGTATGTGAGGGACGATAACTGAAGAAGAATTACAAGTAATTATTGAAAAAATTAAAATTCGTTTAGCAACGCCTGAAGGTCAGGAAGCTCTTAGAAAGGCGGCCGAAGCATCTGCTAAAAGAGTACAAGAGATAAAAGAAATGACTAAAATTCCTTGGGAATGGATGCATAGACCAGTTGACTTCTAATAACTAAGCATTAACTGTATGTTGCCCTCAAAGATTCGCAGAAGGATACTTAATAAATTGGCCCAAGGCGTCCTGGGCTCACCTGCGTCTCCACCTTTCCCAACGTCTCCATCGTCTCCTAATGCTCCTACAGAGCCATCTTCGACCATGGCCATCAAGAAGGGGCTTTCACCACCAGCGTCCGATATGATGAATTTATCTATTGGATGGGGTACTTGGGCGCAATATATAAATAGTTTAGTAGGGAAATTGGATAAGGCCATTATTGCTGGAACAGAGCAAGAGTATAATTTTAAAGATTTGTTCCAAAATAGGTTTCCATCTGGGGTAGATACTAATTATGCTCCACCAAATCCTACAAAAGATCTTATTGCTTTTGGAAGGCTGATATTCCAAAATATTATGAATAGCGGTATCCCATTCACAGGGCCTCTAAAGAATGAAGATATGCGTGCTAAAGTGGATTTGCTATTAGGCGCCCCCGAATTAACTAAACTGCAACAAGTTAATCAAGCTGGCCCGTTACGTAATGTAGATGTGGATTTGAGTACCGTTAGAAGCGATTTACTTACTCTGAAAAATTCTATTCCAGTCACATAAGTTATATTTTGTATTATGTCAAACAAAATTAAATAATGTCAAATAAGTTGATATATGTTTATATATGCCATATTGTATTCGATGTTATCGTGATAAATTGTCTTCAGAAATGAAGTCTGCCAAAATATGTCTTTTGTGTGCGGCCAAACGACGAAAATATTATGATAGAAATTCTACTAATCTTAGAAGAAAATCAAAGAGATATTATAAGAAGACACGAGCTGATAGACTATCTTGGCAAAAGAATTACTATCAAACGAATATAGAAAGTAGAAAGAAGTATAATAAAAAGTACTATCAAAAACATAAAGAAGATATAATAAAGCACATAATACTGAAAGCAAAACAACGTCGTAAAAATGATCCTGTTTTTAGATTGAGAAAAAGAGTGTCTGCTGATGTTTGGAGAATGATAAAAACAAATGGTGGAACTAAAAATGGTTCTGTTATTAGGTTTTTGCCCTTTTCAATAAAAGAACTTAAAGAACATCTTGAAAAACAATTTGAACCATGGATGAATTGGAGTAATTGGGGTGTTTACAGAAAAGATATTTGGGATGACAATGATTCTACCACTTGGACTTGGCAAATTGATCATATAATACCACATTGTAATTTTCAATATTCCTCGATGAAAGAGCAGTCTTTTCTAGATTGTTGGTCATTAACTAATTTGCGACCAATCAGCTCTAAAGAAAATCTAGAAAAGAATAGGCGAATTAAATGAGCACCTCTAAACTAAAAGACCGTATTGAACGATATCAATCGGTTACCGACCAAAGATTACTCGACCGAGTACCAATTATTATTTGTGTCAATGGGCGAGGTTTTTCTAAAGTAACTCAATTGCTCGACAAGCCTTATTGTCCTAAATTCGCTGAGTGCATTCTTTCCACAACTTTGCGCCTGTGTAATGATGTAGAAGGTGCTTTATTTGCTTATCAATTCAATGATGAGATTGTTGTAGTAACTCGTAATGATCAAAATATTGATACAAATCCATGGTATGATAATAAGCTACAAAAAATCTGTTCAGTAACCTCCGCTATTGCTACCATGCATTTTAATGATTGTGCAACTACTGTGGATCTTAATATGACTGGAGACCCTATTTTTACTTCCCAAGTTTTTACGGCGCCAAATATAGGAGAAGCTATCAATACTATTATTTACAAACAGCAACAAAATTTTCACACATCTATTCAGTCTGCTTGTTTGTATGAGCTTATTAGGAAGTACGATAAGAATACCATTAAAGAAATGATGGCCGGGCTGAGCATTGATGAGAAAGTAGATTTGTTAGCACAGGAGGCAGATATTAACTTCAATGATTATCCTACCTCTTTTCGTCGAGGGGTGGCAGCCTATAGAGTTCCAATTGTATCTGGTGAATCCATGAGGAACAAATGGTATCTCAATACGGAGCCGCCAATCTTTACCAAAGATCAATCATTCCTGACTAATATCTTTAAGAATGGCGCCGATATCTTCAGACAGGAGAGTTTTTCAAAATAATTCGGTTAATTTTTTAGGATTACCGGACGTTGACATCTAGGCATAAGTGGTTATATTAGATGTACGATAAGCTGGCTTAGTATAATGGTATTATTCCGCTCTTGTAATGCGGAGAACCGAGTTCGATTCTCGGCGCCAGCTCCAAATATTAGAGTAATAAGCCCACGTAGTATAACGGTTATTACCCGTCTTTGGTAAAGACGAAAATTGAGTTCGACTCTCAACTTGGGCTCCATAAGCTGTAGTAGTACAATGGTACTGCACTTCCTTGGTACGGAAGAGACTACAGGTTCGATTCCCGTCTACAGCTCCAAGCTTTTATCTAATGCTAGTAAGACTAGCACCGGCAGAACCCCCGGTAACAGACCTGACAGTGGCAGTCGAATTAACGATAGATGGTTGAAGGATGTTTGATAAAAGTCACCTGCTGATATCGTATAGTGGAATTACGCTGCCCTCGTAACGCAGACACATGAGTTCGATTCTCATTATCAGCTCCATAGCTACGCAAGGAGCTATTTTTGTTTAAGAGGCTATTATGATTCCTTTTGAAAGAGTAGCGGAATGTATTCGCAAATTGCAAGCTATAGTGGATGTTGAATCTAATTCTCTTAAAAAGCGTACATATAAAGATCTTTTAGAAGGACTGAAGTTAGCATATGACTCTATTGTTAAAGACAATATTCCATGTCCGCCAGAAATGGAGGAATCAGTAGGTAAATCACTTAAAGTTATTGAAGATCTATATGCTAGAATTGCGTGCAATTAACAAGTAGAATCATGAATAAATTATTTGATGCACTGTTGATAATTGACCATTTTGGGTGGAAAAACGATTTGGATCCAAAATTCAAACCATTTTTCGACAAGGTATATGATTATGCCGCAAATCTTTCAGATAGCGATCTTACTAAAGAAGATTTAGCTGTTGTTTCTTTGATAGATCGTATTTTAGAAGAGAAATTTCAAGCGCGTGATGCAAAGGATTTTAACAATAACTAATGGGGATGACATAGATTCGACGTGGTTTCGAATTATCGAAATGATGCAAACAGAGGATGATTGCCCCTCCAAAAGTAATCAACGTATAAATGCAAACGATAATGCATTTGCAATGGCCGCCTGAGGGCACCATTCGTTCCTAGATAAGACTGCTTGAGTAATCAATGGAACGCCAACCCACAAAGCTGGTTGATGAATATGGCTACGATGTTCAACAACAAGATTAACAGTAGATAGCTAGCCGGAGCGAATTCTTGCAGCGTTGTTGATAACGCCAATATCAACTAAGTTTGTGAATGAGTTTTGATAAGGGCATATCGCGGACTCGGCTGCAATGCCGACATCTCCACCATTTTAAACTGCACATCTCCACATGCGCCGATATATAGTTGTGTATGGAAAAGAAAATCATACTAAACTGCGCTCATTGTGGAGAATCATTTGAAAAAGAGGCTCGTGAGCATCGCCGACAATTAAAAGAAGGAAAAGATGTTTTCTACTGCTCTCTTTCTTGCGTATGTAAAGAGCGAAATAAAAACAACCCTCCTAAAGGTAATGTAAAAAAATCTTCAAGCAGATAACCGAAGAGATGAGTACACTCAGTTTAGATGGTTTGTTAATCGTGGTAATTACAGAGGTAAGAGGAAGAGAAAATACGGATGCGATCTAACTGTAGAGTTTCTTAAAGAATTGTGGGATCAGCAAAAGGGCGTTTGCCCATTTACTGGATGGCAATTGATTCTACCACAAGATTCTTCTTATGCTTGGGATGAAAAGAACCCAGCTAATGCTTCTCTGGACAGAATAGATAATTCTAAGGGCTATATGCAGGGCAATGTTAGATTCATTTCAGTTATGGCCAATTTAGCAAGACAAACATTTACAGACGAACAGGTTAGAAACTTTTGCAAAGCCGTGGTAACAAATGAAATGGCCACTTCGTGATAAAACGCCCGCAATTCCTGAAGAAAGAGCTGTGGGCGATTTTGCTTTTAGGCGCTCCTTCTATTATCATCCCGGAGTAGACGTTTATTGCGGATTTGGGCAAGAAATACAGGCGATTGAAGAAGGTGAAGTTGTTCACATGGAAAACTTTACTGGGCCTAATGCTAATCCTCCTAGTCCATGGTGGCTAGAAACCTGGAGTATTCTTATTGAAGGAGCTTCAGGCGTTTTAGGATATTGTGAAATTAAACCATTTCCACATATTAAAATTGGAGTCAAGGTTAAAGCGGGCGAACTAATCGCTACTGTTATTCCTGTTCTTAAAAAAGATAAAGGTAATGGTACGACCATGCTTCACTTTGAACACTACGAAACTGGAACTAGACACCATGTAACGTGGGAATTAGACACCATCAAACCCGAAGAATTAAAAAACTCTCGTTATTTGCTAGAAAAAAAATAATCAACCAATAATTGGATATATACATCGTTATGAGCTATCTATAGAACCATCTAATTAAGCAAATGAAAGAGTGTCCACAAACGGATACTCAATCTGTGTATGAACACGGTGTCTCTGTAAAAGAGCACATTTTTGAATTGATTTCATTTTTAAAAACAGGACAAGTGCCTGAAGGTTGGAGATTACCTGACTGGATGCATATGTATCGAGAGCAGATTCTAGCCTCGCTTCTTCTAGAGGATATCATCAAAGCCTACGCAGTCTTCCATGATTGTGGTAAACCTTATTGTCTAATAATAGATGATAAGGGCAGAAGACATTTTCCTGACCATCCAGAGATATCACACAACGTTTGGCTTGCTGTTAGCAATAACAAAACGATTGCTAAGTTAATTCTTATGGATATGAAAATTCATACTATGAAGGCAGCAGATGTTGAAGAATTCTGTCAGCATCAAGAAGCTATCACTCTCCTCATTGCAGGATTAGCTGAAGTACATAGTAATGCAAAGATGTTTGGCGGCATTGATTCTGAATCCTTCAAAATCAAATGGAGTCAAATTAACAAACGTGGCAAAGCAATTTGTCGTAAACTATTTGGAGAACATCATGTGTCTATAGGTTAAAGAAGGCGATAAGCTTTATGTTATTACTCGTGCAGATTTGGAACCGGGTTATCAAGCAGTGCAGAGTATGCATGCATTGAGACAATTTACGGCAGAGCATCCTGAGGTCGATAAGGCATGGTTTGAGCAATCAAACTATCTTGGACTTCTTTCGGTGCAGAATGAACAAGAACTCCTGCAGTTGTTAGAACAAGCAAACAACCAAGGGATTCAAGCTTCAGCTTTCCGAGAACCCGATATTGATAATCAAATGACAGCCATTGCGTTATCACCTGGCCCTAAGTCTAAAAAGCTTTGTAGCCGTTTACCACTAGCATTAAGAGGTAAGCCATGAGCAAATGGATTGATAAAGAGCGTGGGCCCGAATGTTTCTGTGGCATGCCAACTGGAGTATATATTAGTGAAGATGGTAAGGCATGGTTAATGTGTATCTTTCATGAATATGAAGCGGGAGCAATGTTCCCGCTCCCTAGAGATGGAAGACCTGATGCCTGGCCTGATATTCCTCGTGAAGAGATAAATGAGCTAATGAAACGAGGAGCAGAAGAAGATGAACAAGAACCTATTTCAGAAGATGGATAAAAAAGAATACGATTACTGCTCATGTTCGGGCCATTGCTGTGACAAACCAGAGCGATTTTGCCCTGTTCACGTTTGCGAAGCAGAAAATTTCTGTGAAGAATGCTTTGTTTCAGAATGTGCTAATTGCCACAAATCATGTGCGTGTGACCTATGAAAAAGACTAGTATAGCATCTTTGCAAGAACGTTTAACTGATTGGTTGCCATGGGATGAAGCTATGTATCAGGTTGGAGCTACTCTTGGTTTCTGGCCTGAGTTTGGCGCACCTCATGATAACGATCCGTGGCATGGCGTTAAAGACGTTATGCACACTAGAAAACATGAACCGCTAGGTGCTATACTGGAATGGTTTCTCAAAGATTTGGTTGAAGTGGGTTGTCTTGAATCAAAAACAGTCGAACTTGAATTCGAATTTTCAAGTGGGAAAAAGACCACGATTCCAATCGCGCATTATCGTTGGAATGTAAAATATAAAGGACCGGCAGATTTAATATCAATGTTATAATGTAATCCGCTCTTGGTATAGTGGCTGTGCCGTCGACTCTAAATCGACAGAGCCGTGTTCAAATCACGGAGAGCGGGCCAAATAATATATGCGCCGTTAGCTCAGTGGTAGAGCGGGAGCCTCTAAAACTCACGGTCGAGGGTTCAAATCCCTCACGGCGCACAAACTACTATTATGATATATAATCTAGCATGAACAAATTTATGACTAGATTAGAAATGCAAACACGTGTTAGAACAATTCGAGAAGAATTGGAAAATAGGAATAAAACTGGTATGGCCAAAATGGCAACCGACGATGGTGCCCCTATATCTACTGAAGACTTGCAAAATGAAATGTTTTCATTGATTTACAGATTGAGTAAATTTGAATAAGTAGGCTTCAAATTAGTGATTTCTTTCGCAATCGTTTACGAAGTGCTGGATCACTACATCCGAGTTTTTTTGAAACTGCAAATATGCTATTTTCAGCAATCATTTTTATGAGTGATTGATCATCTGGCCAATTAAATCTATCTTGGGTTGTTCGACAATGATTGCATAGCCCAGATACCGACACTCTACTTCTATAATTTCCACATTTTTTGCAAGTATAATTTCCCGTTCGTTTTCTATTTATCGCATTACCACCAGCATAGTTTTCCGTTTGAGAGTGACAGTTAGGGCAAAGAAATCTTAAATTCTCTATTCTATGATCTTTGTTATCTCCATTAATGTGATCAACTTGTAATGTAAGAATGTTTCCATTCCACTCTGGCCCTAATCCACAGATTGCGCATTTATATGGCAACAGATTGTACTTCAAGATTTTAGTTTTAAGATGTGATCTAGTAAAAGTAGAATTTTTTACTAATGCTTCCTCAATTGGGATTTCGTGGTCGCCTTTTTTATACATGTAACCTCACTTAATCTAACCTTTGTATGCATGTCAATGCATAGTTTTATGAAAGAACTTCGTTTGGAAATAGAACTTGTACCACAAACCTCATGGATGAATAATGTCCGTTCTATATTAACTGCTGCACAATGGGATATTCTAAGAAAGCAAGTATCTGCTGCTGCTTGGGATACTTGCCAAATTTGTGGTGGAGTAGGCCCAGAACACCCAGTTGAGTGTCATGAGATTTGGGAATATAACGATAAGACCAAGATTCAAAAATTAGCCGGAATGATTGCATTATGCCCCAATTGTCATTTGGTCAAACATTTTGGTTTTGCTAGAGTTACAGATAGAGAGGAAATTGCTTTCAATCATTTTATGAAAGTCAATAGTCTTAAAAAAATTCAAGCAGAAGCCGAGATTGTTAAAGCATTTGATATTTGGAGAAAACGTAGTGTGATTGATTGGGAACTTGATCTATCTGGACTAGAGCGGTACGGAATAGATATTTCTAAAATTCGGAAGCCGCTAATGAAACCTTCGGAGACTGAGTAAGAATAACACTTGATAAGATACTATGATATACTACATTACTAGTGGTGGTAAAATGCCTTCTAATACAGACGAATCTAAAAGATATTGGCTTTTAGAGGATCCTCGTAAAACCGGACTTAAGAATGGGTTACGACAATTAACAATTGAACAGTTACAAAGAGTTATCGATTATCAAGGTGAAATGGTTCTGGACAGCTATAATTATGAGGGTGGAAAATTTTGTCCTTTAACGATAGCGGTTGAACTAGATAAAACAATAATTAACCCAACACATGAAAAAGTTTTCGATGCCTTGACAAGTATGGGTTATAAAGTTTACAATACTCGTGGGATTCCAGGCGAGTTTTACACAAATAATAGGCTGGAAGATTTGCTGGAAGCAGCAAAAGAAGTGTTACAGGAGAAAACAAATCAGAATGCAAACTGTAAATCAATCAAATAATCAGCAGCGTGAATACCGTACTCGTATCAATAAATTCATTCGTGTTCCTCAAATTCGTGTAGTGCTTGCCGATGGTTCCAATGCCGGCATTATGAATACTTATGAGGCTTTGAAAATGGCACAAGACCAAGGACTTGATTTGGTGGAGATTAGTCCTAAGGCACAACCACCAGTCTGTAAAATTATGGACTATGGTAAATTTAAGTACGAAGAGAAGAAAAAGCTTCAAGCTGCTAAAAAGAATCAACAGATTCAAGAACTTAAGGAGCTAACTTTTCGACCCAACACTGATGAGAATGACCTAAAACATAAGCTTTCTCAAGCTAAAGAGTTCTTAGCTGATGGTGACAGGGTTAAATTTGCAGTACGTTTCCGTGGTCGTGAAATTGTCCATCAGGATATTGGTAAAGAGAAGTTAACTTGGATTCTTCAGGAATTGAATGGTTTAGTATCTCCTAATCCGCAAATTTCTTTAGAAGGAAAAATTATGTGGATGATTGTTTCTCCTACTAAACAAAAGTCATAATAGTAGGAATGTCCCCGTAGTCTAAAGGATAGGCACCAGTTTCCTAAACTGGCATTAATGTTGGTTCGAGTCCAATCGGGGATACCACTGATATATTTGTTGGCATGAGAAACAAGAACTTTTCTTCCGAAGGCCAACGTAATTCCGACAATCTAATATCTTTATTGAGACATCGCCTACATGATAATGGTAAGGTTAAATCTAATGATGCTCATGGCAATATTATTTATGTCGATTGTGATGTGTACAGTAAATCAATGCTAGAAGCATTCATTGATCTTGCGGTTTCCGAATTCAATGCCACTCCTGAGTTTACTGATTTTACATTAGAAAATAGTAGATTTGTGGACTGCTTTGCTGAAGTGATCATAGAGGGCGCCACTCTATATGCCTTATCTTCTAAGGCTTTGATTGAGCGCGGTCGTGAGTTTCAGATTGCAGATGACGGCGTTAATTTTCAGCCGCCTGCCATATCAGATATGCTTAATACTCAATTTAGTACGCTATTAGCACATCATTGGGATAAGTTGAAGCACATCAAGGCTAGCATTAAGTCCTTCAACAAGTAATGATATATATTCCGTTATGAAGAACGGAATTATATTGGCCGGCGGCACCGGCTCCCGTTTGATGCCTTTAACCCAAGTTGTTAATAAACATTTGCTAGGTGTCAACGGAAAATTTATTATTGACTATCCAATGGATACCCTTAAGAAAATGGGTTGCCAGGACGTTACTGTAATTTTGGGTGGTAATCATTATGCCCAAGTAGCAGGCTATCTCGGTGATGGTAGTCGCTATGGCTTGAATTTAAACTATGTCTATCAGGCTGAGCCAAAGGGAATTGCCCACGCGATTAATTTGTGCAAAAGATTTGTCTATGATGATTCAGATTTCTCAGTAATTCTCGGTGATAATATTTTCGAAAATGTTCCACGATGGAATAATCCAGATTGGAAGACGAATCCTCGTGCTCAAATTTTATTAGCACACCATCAAGATCTGAAACGCTTTGGTGTTTGCTCTGTTGATACAGATGGCAAAATTGCAAAGATTGAAGAGAAACCAAAAGAGATAGACCCTAATTATAAAAATTTAGCAATGTCGGGTTGCTATCTTTTCACTTCACGATTCTTTGAATATTTTGAGCAGCTCAAGCCTAGCGCTAGAGGCGAGTACGAGATTACTGATATTGTTCGCCATTATTTAAAAGATGACAATTTATCTTACTCGGTTCTTGACGGCCTATGGAGTGATGCTGGGACTCATGAATCTATTGCTTTTGTAAACAACTACTTCTATACTAAATCTCAAAATCATTGATATAGTAGCTTCGTATTAGTAATTAACGATTCGAGGCATTATGAAAGTATTGACATTAGGCAACGGGTTCGTAGCCGATCATTTACCGTATGATAGAGTTCTAAAAGGAACTGAACGTGTTGAGCCATACCGAGAAAATTTAGCATACCTTCTTGGGCGTGATAAACCAGATGTGATTATAAATTGTCTTGGCAAGACTGGCCGACCCAACGTAGACTGGTGCGAGTCACATAAAACAGAAACTTATATGGCCAATGTAACAATGCCACTTATGATTGCAGAATGGTGTGAAAGTAACAATGTTCATTTGATTAACATTGGCTCTGGCTGTATCTATTTTGGCCCATCTCCTTACAAAGGTCATACTGGGGGGGCTAAAGATCCTGGTTGGCGAGAGGATGATTTTGCTAAACCAGAATCTTTTTATTCTAAAACTAAATATGCTTGTGACATGATGATTGGTTCTCTACCACATGTTACTACATTACGTATCAGAATGCCGGTATCAGATAAATTTGTACCGCGTAATTTGATTAGTAAGCTTAGGGGATACAAACAAGTAATTGATATCCCAAATTCCATGACGATTATGAGCGACCTAGTTCGTTGTATTGACTGGGCAGCCACTAATCAACCTAGTGGTATTTGGCATGTTGCTAACCCACAGCCAATGACGGCAGCCCGCATTATGCAAGAATACCAGAAATACTTTCCAAAACATCAGTTTGAAATTATCACTGAAGGACAACTGGATCAGTTGACAATTGCTAAGCGCTCAAACTGTATCCTTAACACGGATAAACTTAGGGCAGCTGGATTCAAGATGAGTGATTCTGAAGAGGCTCTTGCTAGTTGCATGGCTGAGTACGTTCAAGATATGCGGAGAAACAATGTCTAATAAGAATGTTACGATTGATTTAAAAGCTAGAAAAGATAAAGACGGCATGATCTTCTATGTTGGCAAGATCAAGGCTCCAGTTTTAATTGACTGCTCCCAAGGCGCCGTGTTTTTAGTTTTCGTTTCAGATCATGGTGATGAACAATTACAAATTGCGTTAATGGATAATAAAGAATTGGATGATTAATGCCCAACCATTTTGAAATCCTATGGGAAAAATGTGAAAACTTTCAGAAAGAAGCTAATGCTGGAGCTAGCGTTCAACAAGTTATTGAAGAGCTAGTGATGAAGATTAGTTTGTATAAAGCAATTGATACTAAAACAGAGATTCCAGAGGAAGATCGACAAAAAGTAAAATCTCGCACATTAGGCGAGATTTTATTGACACTAACAGCATTATCCCTCAAAGATAATATCAATGTTTATGATGCTTTAAACATAGCGCTTCAATATAGAAGTATTGATCATTACGTTAGAAAAACTTAAACTCTTTCAATGTAAAAATTACCCATTGGCATTCCTGGTAGCCCTTCTTTTTGCAAAGCAACAACGGCTTCATAGATTTTATCTTCTAATGCTTTAGGATTAGCAATATTTTGTTGTGAAGAATACATTACTTTGAATGCCGCTCCGCCTTGTAATTCTGATTGAGAAATTCCAATGCTTGCAATTTGAGAGGCATGTGGTCCTAGCTTATGTCTAATGGCCACAGAAATGTTCTCTTTAACCACATGGCGTGGCGCTAAATGTTGAGGTGGTAATTGCTGTTGTGCAAGCTTAGTAATAATCTTTTGTTGGTTTGAAGCAATTTTTAATAGCTTCTCTAAAATCTTTTTTGAATCCATAAACAACTCCTGTATGAGATATAATTTTATTAGTCGGTAAACACAACAAAAATATTAGATAGTTCAGGTTGGTCTGGTTTCTGTGTAGATACCATAGTCTTAAGCTGTCTAATGAATTTTTCGCGAGTAACATTGTCTTTGGGGGCGCCGGCTACTTTGACAGTGTATCCGCCCATAACTTGAATGTCAGCGGTTACATCTACCTGAGATGCATTAAATCCGTTATTGGCGGCCGTGATTTGTGCTGCGCTTTTTAAATACACAATATTAGGGTCTTGCTCTTGAGTAAGGCGTTCCAAAATCTTCTGCTGATTAGAGGCAATCTTTAGAAGCTTGCTAAGAATAATTTTCTCTTTGTTATTCATGTTTTCCATCCAAACTTTGTTGTAACAAGTAAACCGCTTCCTCGCGACTACTTGCGGTTGCCATTATCATATCATCCAAACCCAGTGTTAGCTTGCCCTCTTCTTCAAAGCAGTTATAAGCATCTTTGGAGAACTTTAGAAAATCCTTTTCTGCCAGCAAGGACATCTGAACTGGTGACCCTTCTAGATTTTTATACTTTAGTAATACCTTGTGTAGCAATTCAGTCTGGAGATCATAATTAAGGCACTGGTCTCCAAAAACACCAATGAATTTTTCCGCTGCTAAATCAAGGTTTTCTAATGTAGACTTATACAGCCTTTCAAAAAGCAAATGATCACCATAGAATGACACACCTTTGATAGTCCAATGATTATGTTGGTGAATTAGGGACAATGCTTTGAGAGTTGCCACATACAAAGCCCCGACTTTACTGCATTTATCCATGAGCTGGTCCTAGAAGTTACGGATTAATATGGAACCGCACAAAGATATGCTTTTATTGGTAGCTTCCTCTAAAATAGTATTTTTTTCAAAAGTATATCAATTTTGAACTAGATCTCGACAACGATGAGGGGGATCTATAGGGGGAGTATAATGTTATATATGATCCTAGGATTTTTAGATGAAAAAACAGAAAACAATCGTACCTTTTTACTTCAAGGACATGACTCACCAACAAATGGTTGATCATCTTAACGAGAATTATCCCATTAGTCTTAAACATAATGAAGACATAATTAATAGAATACATGCCAGATACCCAGTACTAGATAAGTCTGAGGTAGGAATCATAGTGAAAGCGGTTTTTGCTAGCTTTCGCGACCTGTTAATCCTGGGAAAAATTATGAATTTCAATAGTTTATTTTTTGACACAAAATTGCATTTCTTTGATTACCGCCGAGCCGGCCGTATATTACCATCCTTGAAAGTTCGCATGTCTACGCCACCTAAGCTGAGGAAACATGACAAATAAAGAATTCGAAGATTTTTTGATTGATGACGATTCGGATGAAGAGATTGAGGAGGTTAAATTAGATATTGACCAAATCAAAGCAACTTTATCAGATTATTCAAATCAGAAACTTTGTGAAATGATTGTTTGTGATAGATATTTTGGTCTGGAAAAGAAAGTATCAACTATTTGTATGGAAGAGTTAGCTAGACGACGTCTAGCCGGAGATCCTTTTAAATATGAGGATCATATTGCAGAAATAACTAAAGAAATGCCAGAGCTAGGTTTATCTGCCACTCCAGACATAAGAACTGTTCTTAATCAAGCCATTAGTAGAAAGATTAATGCTCAATGAATCGTAATTTAACCGAGCAAATAGCTTTGCATGTTTTAGCTAATTTAGGGGTTGTATCTGCCAACTTTGTAAACAAAGAGGCAACACAATCAATCATAAATAAATCATACTTGTTGCCTGAGAAAATCTCTTTTGAAGATAATGGGCAAATAGTTCGTAAAAACATTTACGGGTGCCAGGTATCCATAGCTGATTCTAAAGAGTTGCGATTATTATTGGCAGATTGTACACAAGATAAAGAGTTTCCGGAATTTGCACTGTTAGTACAGCTAAAAGATGCTCCTGCTTTCGGCATATATATGATCATTTCTAATGATCAAATGGATTCTGAAGTTTTAATTGCTGTCAGTGCCGATAAACAAAATTGGATGCCATGCAGTGTATATTTACAAGCTACATTTTTAGCAGGCATGGAACAATTAAGAGATGTTGGTTTTGGTTGGACTAAAGCGACAAACTATTCGGAACATCATCAGCAGTTACTTTCTTTTATCAAATTCCATCATAATATTTATCAGGAGGCAAATGAGGGGCAAGAAGAGTGATCAAGCATTCGTTGCCGAATTCATTTCTGAAGCTGTTCAACATGGTATTGAGACTCCAGAGGAAATAGTTCGAGATGCGAAGAAAAAGATTGAACAAATTGATGAAGATATTAGGGCTGTTGAAGCTAAAAAGATTCTAAGATCAAAACTTGTAGATGTTATACTGACTTTTGAGAAAAAATCAAAAGAGACATCTGAGACGGCAAAGTTTCTTTCGTTTTTTAAATTAGATTATCCTGGTCACTGCAAGCTTATTTGTGAATGGGTTAAAAACAAACCTATTGATATTGGAGAAAAATTTCAAGTTCTTGGTACTGGAGAAAATGATCCACACATGAGATATTCTATTAAACAACTTTTAGAATGTAAAGTTTTAAGTAGGGTTGGTAGTCAAGTTATGCGTGGTGAAAGATATAATGAGTATATGACATTTGTATTACGCGAGGTCAAATGATTATTCTAGTACAGGATAGAAAAGATAATTTACATCTCTCAAATTATACTCCTTATAATGGTCACAAGTATACTCTTTGTAATCTCATTTACTGTTTAAAAGATATTGTTAATACGATAGCGTTAGACAATACATTCCCTGGTATTTGTCGTACTTGTTATGAAAATTATGAGGCCATGTATCTTGATGATTTAGATTATGATCCACGTATTGCTCATAGCTCTTTAAACAAAAATTTAATCTATAAGTACACTGATACTTCTAAGCAGTATTCAAGCCTTGATGTAAAACACTGGGATGCAGTTAATAAAAATTGGGGAACATTACGTAAGTTACAGCGTAAAGTGACTGTGAGGAAATAATGCCTTTAAGTATAAGCAAAAGAGATTTGTGGCATTATGTAAATCGAAAAATCAAGCGTTTAATTCATCACTATCATGTCTTCAGTGTTATTAGTCTTTTGTTTGAAGAGATGCTTAGAGATTTAAAAGCCGGTAAAGAAATTAAGATTGTCAATCTTGGAACTTTAGTACTCAAAGATACGACTCCACGCAAATATCATGATGTAAGGTTTCACCGTGTAATGGAGTCTCCTGGTCACCGTGTCATGAGATTATTTTTAGCCAAACCTATTCGTAAAAAATTATGTGAATCCCTAGATCTTGACAAGAAAATGAAGGGTAATTAAAATGAGAAAAAGAGGACCGCGTCCAGTGGTGTTCGTTTGTGTAGGGATAGATCCAAATAAGCCAGGCGACCCAATATCAAAACAAATTACGGCTGCTTCTCAGAATGAAGCGGCTTCTTTGTTTTTTGAGATGACGAAGGTGAAAGCTAAAAATATTCATGGCCCATATAGACCTAAAAGGGCTCAAGTTTTAGAGAACACTCGTAACATGAGATTTGGTGAACAATCTAAAAAAGCAATTTATAATGATTGGGAAGTTACTGCCTTTTATCTAAAAGAACCTGAGAACCATGCATATTTAGTCTTTCAGAGAAGAGTTGATGGTCAAAAGCTAGCAGCCCCCAAAGGCACTGTCATTGTGCCCATTTCCGATTTGAGGTTATCATAATGAATAAAACCTTTCTTAAAAAGATAAAGGCTTTGTTATTAGAGCAAAAGACAGAGCTGATTAAATCTACAAAACAAGATTTAGCTGTAGATACCGATGGCGATGAGACTGATGAAATTCAAGCCAACCAATTGATTGAATTGAATAACCAGTTAATAGTACGCTCATCTGCTAAAATGTCTCAGATTGATGCGGCTCTTAAACGTATTGAAGATGGTACGTATGGACTATGTCAAGATTGCGAAGAATCTATCCCCGAAAAAAGACTACTAAGTAATCCGTATTTTCAAACTTGTGTATCATGTGCTGAAGAGCGTGAAGCAGAAGAAAAACAAAGAAAGAGGTTTTGATCTTGAATACATTAGTATTAGAACAAACTGAACATGGCGAAATGCCAATGGATGTGTATCAGAAATTGGCTAACGACCGAATTTTGTTTATCACAGATTACATTGATGACGCAATTGCAACTGATATTATTGCAACTTTGCTTTTAAAAGATCATGAAGATAATGAGAAAAAGATTACACTTTTTATCAATTCTCCAGGTGGCGATATTCGTAATACCTTTATGATCTATGACGTCATGATGCTAATCAACGCTCCAATTGAGACTGTTTGTATTGGTGCAGCAATGGATGAAGCTGCAATCTTATTGGCGGGCGGCGAAAAGGGCATGCGACTAGCAACTAAGAATTCTATTATTGCTGTAAGTCAGCTTGTTAATAATTGGCATATGCATACCAATATAACAAACGCTAAGAATCTCATGGAACAATTCAAAATCGATAACGATCGTTTAGTAGAAATTATTAGCAAATCAACTGGTAAAAGTGTTAAACAGATTAGGGAAGATTTTGATCGTCGAGTATTTTTCACTGCTTCTAAAGCGTTGAAGTATGGTTTGATTGATAAAGTTGTAACACCAAACAAATGAGATAGACAATGCCCAAACAAGATCATGATCATGGTGCGCCATTTCAAGCCCCCTTGCTTAGGGGTTATGCTGATAGCTATCTCAAGATGTCAAAAAATCGAGCTATCTTTTTTGCAGAAGATGTGAATGATAAAGTTGCTGCAGAATTATCTGCTCTGTTACTTTACTACGATAACATTGATCAGGAAGAGCCTATTCATTTGTATATTCATTCTAATGGTGGTGCTGTTAGTGGCCTTAGTAATATTTATGATGTTATGCAAATGATTCACGCCCCAGTTAAAACAATTCTGTTGGGTAAATGTTATTCTGCAGGAGCTGTTTTATTAGCTGCTGGCACTAAGGGGGAACGTTATGCTCTTAGAAGCTCTAACGTTATGATCCATGGTATACAATTTGTATTTCCTCTTCCTGGCGATGACATTACAACATCTAAGAATTATTTGGAATTCATAGAAGAAAACAATGATCTTTTGATGAAAATTCTAGCTAAGCATACCGGTCAGCCGCTTGAAAAGATTAAGGCAGATTGTTCTAGAGAATATTGGATGGACGCTAAGTCTGCCAAAGAATATGGCATTATCGATCATATATTGTAAGATGAGTAGCATCATTTTTGATTTAGTATATTCTGATTATGACTGGCAGGAGCATCATTTTATACAAGCTCCCGAAGGTACTACATTAGAAGATTTTCAAAATCTTTGTGACCACCTTATGCCAAAGGCTGGTTATAAGGCAACTCTTAAAAGATCATCACCTAAAGTTGGAGGATGGATTTGTTGGAGTGATGTTGTGGAGTCGTTGGTATCCTTGTTAGAAAAACAAGGATACCAACGAATTATTCTTGGTTCTTATGTGGTTAATGGTGGTGTTATTGTTAGACCAGAGGAGTCTAAGAATAAAGATAAATTAGGTTTTTCTTATCAAGCTATTGCCTCTTATAATGGTAAATTAGAAAGAAAATTAGCAGAAGAGCGAAAAGCTAAGAAACTATTGCGAATTGGTGTTTTAAAGAAAAAGATGGTTCAAATCATCAAATAAATACGTATATCTCACCATGTGCTCATTTAAAGTCCAATTGTGTGCCTTGCTATAAAGTTTGTAATATAATGAAGAAGAACTTTAGCATGGAGTATTTTACCACTCATATCAAGCGAATACTAGATAATCTGAGCGGGATACTAAAATAAACACATATTGTTATGGAAAAGACTGCTAGAAAACCATCTATGGATCCAGCCCAGGAGCGATTAAGACAGAATAAGGCTATTTGGAACAAAGAAGTATCGACTTTTATCAATGATTTGATTCACTTCAAGAAAACGATGAATGGTTGGCCTTCTAAGTTTTTCAAAGAGCGCTCTCGTATTACTCAGCCTATTCCGGCTGATCCGGCTACTATTATTGGTTCCTTGGCTGGCGATTTTCAAGAGATTGTTCAGAAAGGCAATAGTCTTATTCAAGAGCAAATTAATTATACTAAGAACCGTCGCCAAAAACAACCGAAACAACTCAATCTTCCATTACCGGAGCCAACTCAAAAAGCACCAGAACCACCACAACCTCCAACTCCTGATTTGTCAAAACAGCTTTCTTTAGGGTTGAACGCCTCAGAAGAGCACATTGAGTTGTTTAAAGTAGCTTCCGACATGGAATCTAAATATCTTTTAGAGTCACAAGCTTCTAATCCAGTTACTCGTTTCATTGCCAGGTTATTCAATCCAAAATTTGGTTTTGGTGAAGCTGCTCGTATGCGACGTTTACGTATGACAATGTTAGATAGTTGTGCTAAAACTTATAAAACGCTTAAAATATTACAGGCCACGATAGTTAAGTCATCAGATGATAGTATTGAACAGTCTCATAAAATGATGACAATGGCTTGGAATAACTGGAATATAGTTTATCGACTTGTAACTGCGTTCAAAGGATTAAAACCTAATGACGTTAAAGAGTCTGGCGGTCTAATTGAAGATCCTGAATTGGCTAGAGAAAGAGAAGCTGAACAAGGATATGAAGAGATTGGCAATAAGCTGCAGCCTGCTAGTGAGCCAACTCATGGAGTTCCAACATCTGATCTGGTAAAAGATTTTCAGTCTGCTGTCAATTACCTAGGTGCAGTCGTACAAAATCAAGAGTTCCAAAATCTTAATTCTTTTGTGGAACAACTTAAAGCGGCTCCTAATGATAAAAAAGTTGGCCTATTAGCTAAGTCTTTCATAGCATCAGACTATGCACAAGCTTTGGCGTCTACCAATCAAGAACTTGGAACTATGGGAAGTTCTTTCCAAGATATTATGCAACAGCATAAAAGTAAACCAAAGAAAGAAGCGCAGGAATTTCGTGGTTGGCTTGGTAAAATTAGGCATCAACTAATTCCGGGCGGCACCTCTGGTTCAAGACTAGAAATCTATAATACTATTGATCAAACAAAGAAAGACGTAGATGCGTTAATGAATTTGCTTGAAAAGGGATATGATCGAAATAGTATTGAGAAGCAGGTTGTTCAAATTCATCGCCAGATGTCTTCGCTTCGTACTATGATTAGGTCTTTGTTTTATTCTATTAAGCCCGAGAAAGCTTCTTCACCGTTTTTCTGAGGTCAAATGGAACAAGGATATATTTATCTACATGAAAGTATCTTTCCTTCATTGCTTGCCATCTCATCAGATGAACAACAACGCGGGCTGATGCATCAAGAGTGGCCCCCTCCAGTCATGACCTTTGTGTATGGAGCCCCACGAACTAATCGATTTTGGATGAAGAATACTCCTAGTCCTTTAGATATTGTGTTCTGTCATAATGGGAAAGTATCGGAGATTTGCTTTGGTGAACCAAATTCTACTGAGGTTATAGGTTCGAAAGTTAGCGATCTTGTCATTGAGTTACCATATGGAACAGTGGATTCAATTGGTTTGAAGATTGGTCAATCAGCGGGACTCGTTCTCCCTACACCAGATGACCTACGCAAAATTTTTGCTACAAAATACGGATTATTTGTAAAATTCTGATACCCCTTGCCTTATCAATTTGTATGATTATATTGATGGGGACGACATGGATACTATACAGCAATTCAACCAGATTTTAAACAACTTTAACATCAAAGCTACTTGTCTCAGTGTGAATCAGGTCGATAACTATGTTTATTATGATCTGAAGCTGCATCCACGAGCTAAGGTTAAAGAGATTCAGAAATACAGTGATGAAATTTCTTTGGCACTCAAGAAAGGTAAACCAAGCGTAAAGGTACTTCATGAACAAGGTGTTGTACGAGTAGAGTTTGCTTCTCCACGAGAAACTCCTTTGAAGTTGTTTGATTTGTTCACCAATGACAATATTCCCAATGGTGGTCTTGTTTGTTTACTAGGCCAAACAGTTGATGGTAATAAAGTATGGGTTGATTTATTAGATAACCCTCATTGTTTAGTTGCTGGCACTACGGGTTCTGGTAAAAGTACATTACTACATAATGTTATTGCTAACGTATTTAATTATAATGATGCTGATTTATACCTAATTGATCCAAAACGTATTGAGTTTACTCGATATGAAGGGATTCGCGGCACTCAGGTATACAATACATATGATGATACGGTAGAGTTTTTGTCTAATATGATTGAAATAATGGAAGATAGGTATACTAAACTACGAGCTGGGTGGGATGTTTCTGCTTTGAAACCAGTCTTAATTATTATTGATGAGTTTGCTGATTTGGTTATGCAAGACAAAGGAGATCTATTTTTTGATAAACTATGTCGTCTTGCCCAGAAGTGTCGAGCCGCACGGATTTCTATTATGATTGCCACGCAGCGCCCCTCTGTTGATGTTATCAATGGAGCGATTAAAGCTAACTTTCCGGCCCGTATTGCCTGTAAAGTTGCAAGTCATGTTGATTCTAAAGTTATTTTAGATGCAGTGGGTGCAGAAAATTTACTTGGAAAAGGCGATGCGCTGTTACGCGACAATAATCACAACATGGAGCGTTTCCAGGTGGCATATACAGATGCAACTGAAATTTGTGAGATTTTCGGAGTCTAATGGAAGCTGCTGTGAATACATTAAATTTGATGGATGTTGATTTTCTAGTAGAGAATTTCCTCAAAGAACGCGAACAAGGAATTGCTACCCTACATCGAATCTATTTCAAGAATGGCAATTCTTTATCATTACGTGCCTTAGTTGAGAGTTTAAAAGATGAGTTGCGTACTGGCTGTGTTACATTCATTAACAATGCATCTCCTGTAGATGAGATTAATGATTATCTTTTCTATATTGTAAATGCTTTTTGCAAAAAACAAGCGCTCCCGAGTTTTAAACATAAAGCTGAGTATATTTGTCCCGGTTGTGTTTTCTTGGGCAAAGAATATGGCGTGTTGAACTTTAACAAAGTTCTGTATTGTGATGAGTGCGAAGAAGAACTAAAAAATACTACTGATCCTAAAATGGTTTATTTCTTTAAAACTTTTTATCGTCATAACAAAAATGGATATCGATGTCCTGATTGTGAAAGATTTATTCCGCACCCAATAGATAATTCATATACAGTTTCGTGTCCATATTTTGATTGTTTGTTTGTAGGTGCCGTAGGTGATCTAAACAAAATGCATCATCCTACTTCAAAGTCTAATCCTGAGAAATTAATTCTTGATGCTTCTCACGATGGTTTATCTTTAAAAGACAATATTCAATCTCAAGATGTAGATGTACAAACTCAATTAGAGTTTGCTGAGGATATGCAAGATAAGATTAAGTCCATCAGGGAAATCATAGAGACACAAAGTAATAATGCAGCGTATAGTAGTTCTAGTGCTACCGTGAAGCATAAACAGTGTGTTTATCAGGCATTTTCTAATTTATTAGAACGTCACCCTGAAGAAATGGTTGCATATATTCTTCATAGCACAAATAGTCATATGGGCTTTCAACATAAGATATTTCAAGAGTATGTTTCATTATTGGAAGCATCTTTACCTTTTGTAATTTTCAAAAATAGACAACCGGTAAAGATTGACAACATTATGGACGCTAATCTAGGTATATTTGATGAAATCTCCATTTTTGATGGTATTGTTAATGATAAACTAGTTATCAAAAATGAGACTAAAGATTTCTATATTGGTGGTAGAAAAAGCACTTATGCTAAACCTTATTATATTGGTAAACTATTAAACATAATAGAGAGGGGCTCTAAAAAGACTTTGCTGTCTAATGTTAAAGAGTATACTTTCTCTAAAATTTATATGCAAGACATTAGACCCGGTACGTTAGTTACGGTTACACATCTTCGAGTGCCGCCCCATTATCAAATGGGCGGGATGACTTATGTTAATAGAATTAGAAAGAAGATTGTTGAAAGGGCTAGGAGTATCATATGAGAATGCAATCTTTTAAACTTCTATCTAAATCGGAAGTTATCAAAATTAACATTTCAGAGTCTTTTATGGCCCGCGCCCGCTGTAAAGAATGTGGTAAAGGGCCAGATTATTACTATGGCACGATGAGGCCATTTATGTGGAAAGAAGTGAAATACTTTTTAATTTTTTCTGAGATTTCTAAAAAGTGGTTTGCTAGAAATAATAATTGGTTCAAAGAGTATCAGCCTCGCAATTTTAATAAGCTAGGAGATTTTTCTCGTACTTTAGATGAAAAATCTTACAATCCAATTGTACATAGAACTAAGGGCGCTGATATTAGTGATCGTTATAATATAGTCGAATATGTTGGTTGTGGTTGCGGTGCGACCGTATGGGCATTTAATAATGTCTCAGTACAAAAACGAGCAGAAATTACAAACCGAAAGGGCAGATATAAATACCCTCAGAAGTTTTTGTATTGAGTTTTGGAAGTCGCTGACGCACTTGTTCTTCAAGCGATAAAAAATCATCAGCCAACTCTTCAAATAACTTCCATTCACGATTAATTAGCCTGTAGCATGAATAGTAAGATAGTCTAGCTACAGTATCATAATATTCTTTGCTTGCAAATTGGAGATGTTGAGGGGCTAGCGTATTAGCGAAAAAAATCCAATCTCCCAAATTTTGGTAGCGTAAAAAATCTTGTTTGTCACGGGCTTGTGCAAACAACAAAGTGACACTATCTTTTGACAGGTCGAACTCGGCGCTTTTGTATTTTCCATAAATGCTAACAATGTAAGCTTTCGTATCACGTTGGCAATGCAGATCGTTTAGTAGTTCTTCAAAAAAAATACTAATATTCTTATGAAAGACATCCATAAAGATGATACAAGAATATTGAAAGACTCGGTGATAAATGAAGACATTAGTGATAGTAGAATCGCCAGCTAAGGCGGAAAAGATTCAAGGTTATTTAGGTAAGGACTTTATTGTTCTTGCTAGCAAGGGCCATATCACTGACCTTGCTAAAGGGGGCCGTTTTGGTCTAGGCGTTGATGTTGATAATGATTTTCGACCACGTTATGTTCTTCAAGAAGACAAAATCGAAACCCTTGATATGCTACTCAAAGCGGCTAAAAAATGCGACGCTATCTTGATTGCAAGCGACCCTGACCGTGAAGGGGAAGCAATTGCATGGCACCTTCAAGAGAGACTTAAAGACACCGGATTGCCAATCAAAAGGGTTGTCTTTAATGAAATTAAGAAAGATAAAATTCAGAAAGCTATCAAATCACCACGAGATGTGGATGTGAATCTATTTCACTCCCAAGAAGCCCGTCGCATTTTGGATCGTTTGGTAGGATTTATGGCCTCACCATTTTTAATGAACTATTTTGGCCCCAAACTATCTGCTGGCCGTGTTCAGTCAGTTGTTACTCGTATGGTGATTGATCGTGAGCGTGAAATTGAAGCATTTGTGCCAGAGACTTTTTGGACAATTAGTGTGATGCTTGCACCAGCCACTAATGTAAAAGCCGGCTTCATGACTAAGTTCAATGGTCGTCCAACCAATGAGAAAGATGCAAAATCTATTAAGGATACTTTAAATGTAGATCCTTATATTGTTTCAGAAGTAATTTCTGATGAAGAGGCAAAATATCCACAACCACCATTGGTAACTTCTACACTACAAAGAATTATGTCCAAGGAGCATGGCTTTAGCGCAGATCGTACTATGAAAGCCGCTCAGTCTCTTTATGAGAATGGCTATTGTACATATATTCGTACCGACTCAGTTCGTGTTGGTGATGAAGCTCTGGAAGATGTTCGTAAGTGGATTCAAGATCATAAGTATGGTCTACCTAAGAAAGCTTATACTTACAAAAATAAAGATGCAGCACAGGATGCACACGAATGTATCCGACCGTCTGATCTTTCATTAGAGCCCAACAATAACTATGCTATGGTCGACCCAGATGAAAAGTTGGTTTATGAAACTATTTGGAAGTATTTTGTGGCCAGTCAAATGATGCCGGCAGTATATGATACCATGAAAATAACCGCTCATATTAAAGGCGATCCAACTCATGAGGTAAAGGCTTCTGGTAAAGCGCTTAAGAGTAAAGGTTTCCTTGAAGTTCTTGGCGTTCAGGATGATTCCAAGATTGATATTCCATTACTGAAAGTAGGAGATATCTTACAGCGCTTTGGAAAGATTCCAGTTCAATTGGAAAAGAAGCAGACTCAACCACCTCCTCGTTATTCTGAAGATAAGCTTATCAAAGAGCTAGTTAATAAGAACATTGGTCGACCAGCCACTTATGCTGAGCTATTAAGCAAGATTAGCTCTCGTAACTATGTTGAGAAGAAAGGTAATGTTTTCCATGCCACAGATTTAGGTAAAAAGATTACTGATGAGCTTCTACAGTTTTTCACTTTTATGGATTATGATTATACCGCCAAAATGGAGCAACAGCTTGATGAGATTGAAAGTGGTAAAGTCAATCATACCGATATGTTGAAAAAGTTTTATCCTGAATTTAAGAAAGAATTGGACAAGGCATATGTAGGACACGGAGCCAATATGTGTCCAAAATGTGGCAGTTCGATGTCAATTCGTACGACAAAGACTGGTAAGTTTTGGGGATGCTCCGGATATCCCAAGTGTAAACACACTGTAAATATTGCGTCTTCGCCATCAACAAATGTTGCTTAAAGAAAGAACGAGTACCTTGTTAAAATGATAACTAAAGAACAATATCTAACTCCAGAGGTTTTGGAGAAACAGGAGCACCTTTCGCCTGAGAGATTGGCGAAACTTGCTCCTACCAATAGGGTAGTTCCAGATCAGAAAAGACCGCCAGCAAATTTCATTGATTTAATGAATTGGACAACTGAACAATTCAAGACTGCCCTCAAAGATCAAGTTGGTTTAGAGAAATTTGTACATAACCGCATTATTGTTGATGGGCAATTCCTTCAGTTTGCTGAAGAGAATAATGTTACTATCGAATGCTTGTATAAAGATTCTTCTATCTCTTGGACTACTGAACATGATTATGAAAAGTTTTTTATGCAAGGAGTTTTCTATATTAAGGCTAGAGGGTTAGAATTTTTGCACGCCGCTTTGTTTCATAAAGGAAATCAACAAGAAGATGAAGTTAGCTTCTTTGTAGTTGTTTCAAAAAACAACTATGAAGCTTATGTTAAGTTTCGCAATCAGTTTGATGACTGGGTACAAGAACGCGATCGTAGCAACTTACATATTCGCGTAATTGAAGGCGATGACATTCCTTATACCAAAGATCATTCTTGGGAAGATTTGTTTTTACCAGAAACTATTAAAGTTGAAATTAGGGGGTTAGTAGAGAGTTTCTTGTCTTCCAAGGAATTTTATCTAAAGAACAAAATTCCTTGGAAACGAGGAATTTTGTTATATGGTAAACCTGGTAATGGAAAAACATCAATTATTCGCACTGTTATCTCTCAATATAATTTCAAACCAGTTACTATTGTAGCTGGAGCAAATGATGATGCAGTACGAGAAGCATTCTCTTATGCGGAGGAGCAAAGCCCTTCGCTGCTTTATTTTGAAGACTTAGACTCTCTTCTTGCAAAGAGTGTTGATATCTCATCCTTCCTTAATTTAATGGATGGTATTTCAGCAAAGAATGGGTTGTTAATTATTGCTACCGCAAATGAGGTAAAAAAATTAGCACCCAACATTACTGATAGGCCATCTAGGTTTGATAGAAAATTCGAGATACCACTTCCAAATGCAGAAATGGCTTATATATATCTTAAAAGATGGTTCGGTAATCTCATTACAGTAAAACAATGTAGAGAGCTTGCCAAATATGCTACTAAATACGAGTTTTCTTATGCTTACTTAAAGGAATTGTATATATCTTCTATGTTTGAAGCTCTTGCGAATAATCGTAAAAGTCCAACTGAAAAGGATATTCAAAAAGCCTTTAACCGAACAGTTAAAGACAAAAATGCTTTAAGTGGCGGTTCTGTTAATCTTGATAAGTACATTAAGTGATAAGGTTAAAACGGGTCATTACAAATGAAAGACCATAATAGAAAAGGTAAGAGGTTCTCTAAAAAGGCACCGAGGGGAGGTGAATCGCAGCCAGTCGCAGTCAACGACAAATTCGCACATATTGAAGCAGTGCAAGCCCAACCCCTCGAAGTTAAAGTGTATGGGAACAATTTCGATAAAGCTTTGAGAGCTTTTCGAGCCCTCGTTCAAAAAGAACGTATTCTCTCGTCATATAAAGAGAAGCAATCGTACGAGAAGCCATCTGACAAACGTAGGAGAAAGCGTAACGAATCCAAAAGGAAACAACTTGAACTTTGTAGCAAAGGTGACTGTAGACACTCAGGCCATGCTAAAAACCGCAAGGAAAGAAAGTTCAAGAGAGGCTCTTCTCCAGAATAATCTGGAAACAACATGTCTGATACTGACGGTAAAATTAAACTAATCAAAAACCCTGATAGAAATAAACCTACGGCATATAAACCATATGTGCCGCAGTATCAGGTACATGGTAAAGAACCTCAAGAATATCAAGGCGGTGCAGTGGCGCCTGGTCATCAAATGACTAGGCCCACTTCTCTGCCAAGTGATAATCCAAGATCTAAAAGAGTGCCACTTCGTCAACCATATGCTGAGGTAGCTCCCTCACCTATTGGAAGGGGGCCGGTTCCAAATGTAGGAAATAATATGGAACATACATGGTCTAGTGTAGATGGTGAAATTATTGATGATTTATCCAATCCGGAGTTTGACCCTAATCAACAAATGATTGATAATAATGATTTCGTGACTGAAACAGCTTTAGGATATCAAAGTGGACCAACAGCGGCAGATATTTTTCCACACTATCAAGCCTACGCTCCACAAGCTATTGAGCAGGAAATTGAAGCTATCCATCAGCCGGCCGATCCAGATGATTTGCTGCCCGTTCTAACCAGTTTAGATGATGAGTCTTATTTGTTAATTGTAGCTGGGGTGCCAGTTTGTTCTGGTCCTAAGACCGAAATTGAAGACCAAGCTAGAGCTTTAGTATTTGGTGAGCACGAATTAAGCGACGGAAATCCTGTGCCAATTGATGATATAATTATTCTTAAGAGAGTCAAGGTAAAAGTTGGTTTATTCTTAGAATAAAGGTATCATGGGACAAGAACCAAGAAAAGCTACTGATGTATTATTAGATTTAGAATCTAAAGTAGGTATGTTATTAGACATCATACGTGCTCAAGATTTAAACATCAAAGTATTATCTAATAAATTAAATGATGTAATTGGGCGCTTAGATAAACAGCAAGCTGGTCCACCTAAGATTGTTGTAGAAGCAATGCAGACTCCTGTACGGCAGGCATCTGTTGTTCCACCAGGGTTTACTCAAATTCCGGCTGGCGATCCAGAGAAGAATATTCCAATAGCTGCCGAATCTAAACTAATACAAACGGAAATGCCAAATGGCTTCCGCCGTAGTTCACGACCAGAAACTTATGCTGGTGATAATGTCTATTTACCTCATCCCGAAAATGAAATGAAGTTGCCAGTGCAGCTTCCAAAGCAAACACCTCGTCAACAAGCAATGACTCCGCCTCCTGGTCGCTCTGAAGCTATAGTACCGCCCGAAGCAACTAAGAATACAAAAATAGCTCCTCCGCCAGCGCCCGATGAACCTTTACCTCAAGTTTCAACTGGTCAAATTCCAGTTCAACAACGCTGTGTTGACAAGAATGGCAAATCTATTTTCTTGGCTCCCGTTGAAATTGTAGATGCAACAACTGGATTGCCAGTTTTTAAAACAAGAACAAATGGAACTGGTAAATGGATGGCTGCACTTGGTATAGGTGTGTATCGAGTAACGATCACCAAGCAAGCTAATATAAGTAAAGAAAAGCTTGAAGCGGTACAAAACATTCAAGTGGATGGCACCCAATCACCACTCGAATTACCGATGATCATCATCAAGTGAGTGCAACAATGTCTGTAAAAATTTCTACTGAAAGGGCTGAGCAATTATTCTAAGCTGAACTAAAAATGAAGCTTATGAAATCTTTGCTTGAAGCAATGGACTCCGGCACATGGTCTATGTCAGAAAATAGACCAGATTTAGATATTCATACTGGACATATTGGTGATACAGATATTGAGATTACGTTTAATCATCCAGAATTTGGAGAGATAAAAATTAGCGGTAAGAATTTCGTTTAACCCACCTTGGCATAATTTGCCGTGTAGGGTATGCCAGATTACAAAAATTATAACGAAGATCGCACCAAGAAGCTTTGTTTTGCTTGTAAAGATATGCTTGACATCGAATTGTTTCGAATGAAAGAAAAGAAACGGGGTCGAGGTAAAGGTAAATATCGAAACAGTGTTTGCAAGAAATGCGAACAACGACAAGTCGAAGAATATAGAACAACTGATATTGGTATAGCAGCCGAGATTGCTCGTCGACATAAGCATGTTTGTAAAGTTGATTCATTACCATATGATTTGGATAAATATTGGATTTTAGAAAAACTTAACTCGATAAGTTGGAAATGTGAGCTAACAGGGCTGCCCTTTAACTTAAAAAGAAATATCAATGACAAACGACAGGGGTTTCAGTGGGACTCTGTGTCAGTTGATAGATTAAATCCTAAAGGCGGCTACACCAAAGATAACATAAGGTTCGTTATAAATCAGGTTAATGTCTTTAGGCAAAACCACCCTGACGAACAGATGTATATGGTGGCTAAGGCACTGTTAGATTACAGGAGCAAAAGTGAGTAAGAAAAAATTCAGTGTGATTGTTGCCGATTGTCCATGGCCTTTCAAAGATTCTTTAAAAATGTCCGATGTCAAGCGTGGTGCCCAGGCTAACTACGACACCATGACAATGCAACAAATTCGTGAGATGCCCGTAACTGAGGCTTGCGATCCAGATGGGGCAGTCTTATGTTTATGGGTGCCCGGCTCATTGCTTCAGGATGGTCTCGACACTATGAAAGCGTGGGGGTTTGACCACAAACAAACTTATGTATGGGTCAAAATCAAGAAGCACAGATTTCAGAGATTTACCAAGTGGATAAAGAAAAGTGTACTAAGACACCCACAAATTGCCTATGAGAGATTTGCTTGTGTAAGGGCAATTAATGCCATCATAGATAATTTACCTAATGTAAATTTTAATGAAGAATTAGCATTTGGAATGGGGCATTTATTTAGACAGACCCACGAGATTTGTTTAATTGGTACACGCGGGAAAATACTTAAGCAATTAGCTAACAAGTCACAGCGCTCTGTAAGCTTTGCTGAAAATTTGAGGCATTCGGCCAAACCGGATGACTTACAAGAATCTTTGGAAACTATGTTTCCAAAAGCTCGGAAACTAGAATTGTTCGCCAGAAGACTCCGACCTGGTTGGACTTGTCTAGGGAACGAGATTGATGGTAAGGACATATATGATGCTCTTGCCGAACTATAAACGGAGAATAGAACAATGCCGAAGAAAACGCTATTATTGAATGCTAGTTATGAGGTGCTTTCTTTTATTCCAGAAAGGAAAGTTTTCAAGTTACTTTTCAAAGACAAGGTTGAAGTCGTCTCTAACTGGGATGAATTCATTACTTGGGGCAATGGAAAGATTAAGCACCCTTCTATCTTGAGATTGAAGACTCACGTAAAACGAAATTATTTCAACTCAAACTTCAGTCGTAAAGCTTTAGTTAAAAGAGATAGAAGCACTTGTCAGTACTGCGGTAAGAAGCTTACAGCTTCTCAAATTACAATCGACCACGTATTACCTAGAGCACAAGGCGGCATTACTTCCTTCGTGAACTGTGTAGTTTCATGCCAGATTTGTAACAATGCGAAGGCTGACAAAACGCCTGAACAAGTAAATATGAAGCTTCTTAAGAAGCCAACTCACCCATCTTTCTCTGCACATTACTATGTCGCAGATCCTCAGGAATACTGGCATAAGGATTGGGATGACTTTTTGCGAGGCTAAAATCTGAGTTCCGTAAATGGGGATAATCAAAATATTATCCCCATTCTTCGGCCAATAATATGGAATACCTATATACTTTTCCATGATATATAGGAAGCACCATGACCCAGGTAACATCTTGCAACTGCATTGTTTGTGCAAAAGAATTTGATCCAGACGAGCTACAGAGCGTAGCTTTGTCTAAAATCAATGTTACTCGTTTCAAGATTTGCCAATCTTGTTTGGGTCATTGTGATCCTGCTGAAGATTATCGCCAAGCTCGCGAAATTATTAGTTCTTATTTGTGGTTTGCTGAGGCTAAAGGTTTATTCAAAGAAGCCTCTGATATCTTAGAGGATATTTCTAAGAAGAAATAATATCACAATTCAATGATGATAACTCGTGGAGATTCTTCTTTATCATCTTTTTCTTGGCGTACTGGCGGCGGCTCTAATTCAACATAGAGGGGTTGTAGCTCTTCATCGTTCTTCTTTTTTTCGATTTTGTGGATAAAAGGGAAGAATGCGTCCATAGTAACCTCTAGTCTGTGTATATGACGGAATATTAGTATGATGTGCTCATCCTGCTCCAAGCTAGCTTTACTGTATGTTAGTAATAAGCAATGTATGCGTTGTCAAGGCGCAGTCGTTGTCAATATGGCTGTAATTTGTGAAGTTTGTTCCGCTACTGATAAAATTTGTACCGTTTGTTTGAAAAAACTAACTCCATTACAACCTAAACCTGGCGGTTGTAACTGTGGTAAAAAATGATTACGATCCTTGGGGACATAGGTAAAGCATGATAATCACAAATAATGAAGCTGCGCTACGTGTATTTTGCGAACCTGTTACCATGGAAGAGGTGGGTTCACTAATAGAAACTTTAGAAAAAGAGCTAGACTATGCTAATCGTTTAGGAAAAAATGGTATTGGTTTAGCTGCTCCACAGATAGGTATCGCTAAAGATATTGCTATTGTACGATTACCAAAGATGAATTTCAATCTAGTAAATGCTAAATTGGTTCAAGGATATGACCCTGCTGTTTTTACAGATGAAGGGTGTTTGTCTTTTCCGGGTCGATTAGAGACTACTACGAGATTTCAAGAAGTACACATTACTAACAATTTGACTGAGCCACATAGTTTTATTGCTACTGGATTTGTAGCTGTTGTATGTCAACATGAATTAGATCATTTGAATTCAACTTTGTTTATGGATCGTAGTATTCCAAAACCAGTTCCAATTGTAAATAAGGTTAAAATTGGGCCAAACCAACCATGCATTTGTGGTTCTGGTAAGAAATATAAGAAATGTTGTGGCAGATGAAGTGTCCAAAATGCAACAGTTCAGATACCAAAAAAGTTTATGTTAGTGATCCTGAATGGCATATAGGTCATCAACGCTGCCAAAATCCACTTTGCAAATATCAGGGCGATTGGTTAGAATTCTGTGACCTTCCTATTGTGTTTAAACAGGTTATAATAGATATAGGAGATAACAATGACTGACAAAAAAGATGACAGAATAGAATTAAATACTGATATTTTAGTGGCTGATGTGATGCTGAGAATAACTGCTTTAGAAAAACTTTTAATTGAAAAGGGAGTTTTTACGCAAGCAGAACTATCTGCTATAACTGATGAAATAGCTAAAAAAGTAGCCAAAGTAGTTTTGGAAAAAGCAAAAGTTTCTAAAAATATAGAAGAATTCGTTGCGACACTAGAAAAGTCTGATAGTTCAGATAAGAAAGATTTTGATAATTAATGCAATTCATCACTCAAGAAGAAGAAATACAAATAGACTTACCATTACAAGCTTTATATTTTTATGCTTCTTGGATGCCGTATCATCATAAGTTTATCACTATGATTTCTAAAATAGAAGAAAAGCACAAGAATATAGCATTCTTTGCTATTGATGTAGAGTCTTTTCCTAATCAGTGTAAAAGATTTTCTGTTGAATCTATACCTGAAGTTATTATTCTTAAAGGCGGTAAAGAGGTGAAAAGGATTAGCGGGCTTACTCTTACCAGCGCTTTTAGAAGTGCTTTTGCTGATATATGTACTTCTTGAACCTTTAAATGGAGAAAGTTATGCCAAAGAAAACCAGCAAGAAATCTAGTAAGAAAACCAAGGTTACTAAGCCTGCCAAAAAGACAGTAAAAACCAAGAAGGTAGATAAGCCGGTGGCACCTCCACAAACTGCTAACCCCCCAGTTCCTCAGGTATTGCCGCCAGTTGCTGTCAAGACGGAAGCAGAAAAGATTTGGGATGAAATTAAGAATCGTCCTATTGAAATGTTTGGTCTGCCAGATCAGTATGTATTTCAACACGCCACCTTTGTGCCTGTTGAACCAAATACGCTGTATGTAACTATTCGCTCTACTGCAACTCTCCCTTCACTGGAGGCTGCAATTGCCCCTCATTTTACTGTTGAGTTAGCTGATAAGTTTGTGCTTATCAAGCGAGTTTCTAAACCATTAATTCCTTTCAAGAAGAGATAATATATGACAAATAGAGGCGGCCCACCAAATCCACCCGGACAACCAACATTACAAGGACCTGACGAATATACTCCTAAGATTGGAGTGAAAGGTCAAGGACAATCTATATTTGATAGTCGACGTAAAAAACCAACTCAGCAAGAATTTCAACAACAAGTACAACAAACGCAAGAAACTCTATCTGGTTACAAAAAACGAGCCGCCGAATTGTTTGTACAGTTTCAAAGAGCTATGGCCGATAAAACTCTACCACAGAATCGCAACATATTTAATCTAGAATCAGAAAAAGAACTTCTTCAGAATATGATTGTGTTGGCAGCAGAAATTAATAGTGATCCAAATGAAAGAGAAAGTGAAGGCTCGCTTACTTGGATTGTGCTTTTATTAAAAACTTGTTTCACTCAAAGAGATAAGTTGAATGAGCTAGAATATGCAATAGCACAGCTTCATAAAAAAACAGATCCTATTGCTATGGCTGATTTTATAAACAAAGAAATTACTAAAGCTCTTGACACGAAAAAAGGTAATGAATAAATTGACCATGACACCCAAAGAGCTACTTTTATCTTTAATTTCTGAAGAAAAAGAGCGCTTCGGTCAATATTCTCAATTATGTGCCATATACCAAGTACCGCCCGATCCAATAGCAATAGCGAGACACCAGGGGAAACTGGAAGTGTTGCAGCGGCTTTTGCAGGAAAAGATTATTATCAAGAGTTGATTAGTAGGGCCAATACAGTACCCATTACAAAGTTATTTCGTCATTATGGCATCCGCCTGGATGAACATAATAAGAAAACAGCTTGTCCATTCAAATCGCATGCGGGTGGCCGTGAGCGTTCACCTTCATTCTGGTATTATCCTCATACAAATACGTTCCACTGTTTTGGTTGCCACAAAGGTCCATCTTGTTGTGACTTTGTAGTAGAGATGGAACAATGTACGAAGGTACAAGCAGCTCAAAAGATACTACATCTATTTGAATCAGATGTAGATGAGGATAATATGTACAACATGCAGGATTTTGATGAGCGTCTCAAAATAATGATGGACTTTTCAAACACTGTACGTGAGTTTTATCAGACTTATTCGACCGAAAAAGCGGGGGTATATGTTGAGCAAGCGTGTAAAAAATTCGACACGCTGAACCTAAAGAAAAAGCTTAATAATGAGGCGTTAAGCCGAACTGTTGAGAAACTGAAGGAATACATAAACCTATATAAACCATGAAGAAAACTTGGGAAGAAAAACTAGAAGAAATTCTAGAAAATCATGATGATGTGTTCGGACATAATACCGAAGTAGATATCCATCGTTTTATGCGCGGGCTCAAAAAAAGCCGCTCGCACATGTGAAGAATTAGAGATTGATGTGGTTGATTATTACACCATAAGAATCAAGCTTCCTGATCTTGTTTTTAAAGAAAGAGCAAAAGATAGGGAATTGGTATTGTTGTATATCTTAACGTCAAGCCCAATGCCAACTGAATGCCGATACAATAAAAAGAAGGATCATTTGACTATAGAGTGGCATTATTAATGGCGATGTGCATGTAGGTAAATTTTCACATTCATTGTATGAAGTATTTTTATCTGTACAGGATTACAAACATAATTAACGGAAAAGTTTATATTGGGCAAAGTGTTAATCCATGGGCTCGTTGGCGCAGACATAAATCTGATGTTAAACTCGGCAAAGACAAAAAGCACTTTGCAAATGCTATTAGAAAGCATGGAGTACATAATTTCATTTTGATGTGATTGCGCAAGCAAAAACTCTAGAAGATATTGATCAAACAGAAATCGATTGCATAAAACAGTACAAATCATCGGATAAAAAATATGGCTACAACATTGCGCTTGGTGGTAATGGTAAAAGGATAGTTTCCGAACGAACAAGAAAAAAAGATAGCTAAGTTTAGAATGGGCAAGAAAGCGACAGAAGAGACTAAACGTAGAATGTCTCAATCTATGATTGGTAAAATGCCGGAGAGAAGAATGGTATGTTCGGACTTTCAAGTGAAGATACCTCATGTGCTAAGTTGACATTGAGTCAAGCTAACGATATAAGAAGAGAGTACTTTGCTGGTGGCATTTCATCTATCAAATTAGCTGTGAAGTATGGCGTAAGCAAGAAAACTGTATGGAACATACTTCACAACAAGATTTACAAAAGCTAAGGGACTGAATGTCAACGGTAATAATTCTAGGTGATCCACACGTCGGTAAAGGAACAAACATCGGTAAAGGCGGTGTTGGTTCTACGCTCAATAGTCGCATTGTTGACCAACTAAACTTATTAGATTGGACGTTGGATCAGGCTGTTGAGCATCATGCAGATCACATCATCATCACTGGAGATGTATTTGAAGAGCCAAAGCCTCATCCAGCTTTAATTACTCTATTTATTTCTTGGCTCAAAAAATGTCAAGTACATGACATCAATGTGCATATCATTGTTGGCAACCACGATATTCTACGCAATGGTCTAGTATCAACTTCACCATTAGATATTGTGAGTGAAGTTGAATTAGACGGGATTAGTGTCTACAAAGACATTAACACAATCATAATTGGTACTACAGCTTTTACGCTCGTGCCATTTCGTGATAGAAAATCATTTAGCTCCAATTCTAACGCTGAAGCAATTGCGTTGGTTCGCGATAGTCTTGTCTATGAACTTGCTAGCATTCCAACCACCTATCGAAAAGTGTTGATAGGACATTTAGCGATCGAAGGTTCAATTCCAATTGGTGATGAAATTGACGATTTGGCTAACGAGTTGTTTTGTCCTTTGGATATGTTCCAAGGATATGATTATGTGTGGATGGGACATGTTCATAAACCTCAAGTAATGAAAAAGAAAAACCCTTATATTGCACACATTGGCAGTATGGATATTTCTAATTTTGGTGAAACAGATCATAAGAAACACATTGTAATTTTCCATTGTGATGAAGAGAATGGATGGAGTTCAGCGTATTTACCAACAAGACCATTGCAAAAAATCACAGTCAGTGTACCCAAAGGTACCGATGATACCACGGCCTATGTTTTGAGCGAAATCAAGAAGGCTGGGGTTCAAGATAAGGCGATTGTAAAAGTAGAGGTATCACTTGCATCTCCTGAGTTGAAATCAATCAACAAATCAACAATCGAAAAGTATTTGACAGGGCAAGGCGCTTTCAATGTCAATGCAATCTCAGAATTTAAGAAAGTTAACCTTATCAAAAAGGATAATAACAATACCATCGACTCAAAGATGGATGTGGCTGCCGCAATCAAAACTTATGCGCAAACCTATATAGAAGATGCTGTAAGACCTGGCTTTATTGAATTAGCTATGGATATTCTTACCATCTACAAGGCCGAGGGCAAAGAATGAAACCATCCAGGCTCTATGTAAAAGATTTTATGTGCTATGATGATGCTTATATTGATTTTTCTCAGTTTAGTTCAGCATTAATTGTTGGGAAAACAGAAAACAATAATGAAGTTTCTAATGGTGTAGGTAAAACTACACTATTCCGAGCGATCGAATATTTACTCTTTAACTATTCAGATGTTAATCTAGAGGATATTATTCGTGATGATGCTGATAAGTGTAGTGTGACATTTGATTTTATTGTTGGTAACGAAGAATATAGAGTCACGCGCACGCGCACGCGCAAAGGCGCCACCGATCTTACGCTCTACAAACGTACTGCTCTAGATGGCGATGAAACCGAAGCTCTTCACTCTATTAGTGGCGATCGTTATACTCCTATTGTAGATGATACTGATAAGTATTGGAAAGACATATCGGGCCGTCGCTCTGCCGATACAGATAAAGAGTTAGCCAAGTTAGTTAAAGTGAACTTGAAATCTTTTAGAATTTTCATACATTTTCTACAGCGCGATTTTGGCGGTTTAACCACCGCTACTCCTGAGGCTCGTAAGAAAATTCTCAAAGATGCCTTGAACCTTATTGTATATTCAAAGCTAGAAAAGATTGCTAAAGATAAATCATCAGCCCTTTCTAAAGAGGCTGATAAGTTTCGTACACTTATAAGTAGCTTAGGAGATCCAGATGCTGTTATGACAGACATCTCTGCTAAACTTATGGATGTAGAAAAAGAAATATCCGTTCGTTCTCTTAAAGTAGGAGATTTTGAAGTTCAGATTAATGTCATTAATGAAAAAATTAATCAACTAGTAAATGAGCATTCTAATCTAGAAAGTAAATTCTCTAATTTGGTGGCTAAAGAACAATCTCTTAATATTGAAAAAACAAAGATAGAAACTTCTATTAAAGAATATACTACTAAGAAATCTAATATAGTTAAACTTGCTCACGAAACCGTAGCAGAATTAAAAGAGTTTGAAGATACTCAAATTAAATTGGCTGAGCTAGATTTTAACCAAATAGATATTCTTTCAGAGAAGATTATTGCAAATAAAGAAAAGATAGCTCAGTTAAGTTTAACTATTCAAAATGATATGACGCGAGCTGAAAAGCTAAGAAAACCAATTCCTGAAGATGGCGAATGTGAAGAATGTCGTCAGCCTATCACAATAGAACATAGAAAAATTTGTCAGAAAAAAATCGATCAAGAATTGCGTGAAAAGCAAATTAACATTCAAAATTGTAAGAAAGAGATTTCAACTTTGAATACGGAGAATGCTGTTCACCAGCAAACTATTAATACGCTTACATTGTCTAAACAGAATCTTGAAAGTATCAATGGTAAAATATCTGCCAAAAAGAAAGAAGTGGCAGATAGGCGCACTATTCATGATGAGTATAAGATCCTACTAGATAAATTCAATGAGGAGTTGGAAGAGAAGATAAAAGAAATGGATGCTATATCCCAGCAACTTCAAAATTCTTCAGCAATTAAAGAAGCTAAGATTCTTGAAAAACAAATACAAGAAGAAAAGCAAAAGGCAAAAACTATTGAGTCACAAAACTTGATTAACAATAAAGAGCTAAACCATTTTAATAGTACTAAAGCTGTTCTTCAGCATGATTTAAACCAAAGGATTGATGAAAAGCGCAAAAAGATTGAATACAGTAAACTACTTAAAGAAATTGAAGATAAACTGGGAATGTATCCGGCCGTTGTACAAGCATTTTCTAGTACTGGTATTCCTAATCTAATAATTCAAAATGTCCTTGATGATTTACAAATTGAGTCCAATGCTTTACTTACGCAATTAAAACCTGGGTTGCAGTTATCTTTTTCTGTTGAAAAGACTATTGAAAAGACAGGAGACCAAGCGGACACTTTAGATATTCATTATACTGTTAATGGTAAAAAACGATATTATGAGAATATCTCTGGTGCTATGCAGTTGGCTGTCAATTTTAGTTTGAAATTGGGGCTTTCATTTTTGTTACAAAAATTAAGTGGTGTAGATGTTCGATTCCTATTATTAGATGAAATTGATCAGTCTTTGGATAAAGCAAGTGTAGATTTCTTTGCAGATATAGTTAAGCTTTTCTCAAAGGACTATACTATTTTAGTCATTACCCATAATGATCGTTTGAAAGATAAATTCTCACATGCAGTATTGGTAGAACAAGATATAAACATGGTATCACGTGCGAAAGTTGTTTCATCGTGGTAAGGGGCCAGATGTATAAGATTGCAATCTGCGGCAAAGCCAATACAGGCAAAAACACATTAGCCAATCTATTGCTAGATGAGATTTTCAAAATTAATAATAATGAGTATTTTACTCCTAAGTTTATGGCATTTGCTGATCCAATCAAAGAGATTATAATGACCATGTTTCCGCGTGCTAACAAAGAATTTCTATATGGACCATCTCATTTTAGAGCGGAGGTTATTCCAGGAGCATTTAAGGATGGTAAGCCTCTTACTTACCGTCAAGCACTAATTGATATTGGAACAGAAGTTGGTCGTAAGTATAGTGACCGTATTTGGTTAGAGAATTTTGACCATCGTTTTGAAAACTTATCAAAAGAGTCTTTTACATCCAATGTCGTGATTGTAACGGATGTTCGATTCCGAAATGAATTTGATCACCTAAAAGAAAAAGGATTTTTTCAGATACGTTTGTATCGAGATACTGGTGCCCCCGAGATTCAACATATTAGTGAAACCGGCCAAAGTTCTATTAAGGATGAAGAATTTGACTATGTATTGTTTAATACTAAATCATTGGAAGAGCTAAGAGAGGAGGTTCGTTGTCAGATCATACCCAGAATTTCTTAATAGGCAAGACTATTAATACTTTCGTATGTTCTCAAATGAGCGTTGAAGCCCTAAAAAAGAATTTTGTACCGAAATACTTGGCGACAGGAGAGCGGAAATTCTATCGCTTTCTAATCCTTTACGCTCTAAACAAACTAATATACATTGAAAAAGGCTCCTTCAAGGGTAAACCGCCCGAGTTGGAGTTTTTAGATTATTACGACCAATTCATAATTTTGTATAGAAGAGAAGGTGAGGAAGTCTATTTAGAGCTAGCTAGAGTCTTTAGAAGGGTAGCTCATAAAGTTTATCGAGTTATGTTAAAAAAGAACATGACAGAAAGAAATGCAAAATTTCTCAATTTGGTATAATATGGCAGTTATTAGCGTTACAGTTACACAATCGTCAGAACAAGTAGTAGCAGGAATACCAAAAACAGTTTCCATTACTACTAACATCACATCCACTATTTTCTATACTTTGGATGGAACAGATCCAACCTTATTCTCTACTATTTATACTGGGCCTATTTTTTTACCATTTGACCAATTATTGGTTACGCTTAAAATATTAGCTACTAATGGTGTTGATTCATCTCCAATTGTGGTTGAGCAATATATGACCAACATAGTAGATGGTAATGCACGTTTAGGGCATGCTGGAACTACCGCTCAAGCAGGGAGTGTAGTTCCGAATGCTTACCCATTTGGTACACCTCCATTTCAACCTCAACAAGGTTATGTTAATCCTGCCGAGGCTGGGCCATATGGTGGAGCTGTCTATAATCCAGAGCTACCAGCCACTCCTACAGGTTTTGATGGACAAGGTAACCCAACAGGGTATACCAATCAGCCGTACAATATTACAAATTATCAGATAACATATACTAATAGAGATGCTTTGGGCAATCAAGGAAGCAACATCGGTAACTTACCAGGTAAAACCATTTTACCCTATCCAAGTGATGTTCAACCAGACAAAGGGCAAACTTCAGGACAAGGTCCAGAAGAGACTAATCAATTTACATCATTATTTGATCCACGAGCAATGGTTATTTTTCAGGATTTCAGTACCGAAGATCCAAGTGATCCTCCACAAATTAATAGACAGTTTTTCTCACTAGAAAATGCTGAGAGAGCAAGAGATGGAACTTTCTATTTTAATACAGGATTAGATGCTTCGGCTCCAGTTAGTGGTTCTTTTGTAAGAGCACATTACAATCCACGCACTAATACAATGACTCATTACTATAGAGATTCTTGGTCTAATAAATGGATTATTTCAACTGCACCTTATCAACCAACTGGAACATTTGATGGTAATATGGCTCAAATGGCAATGGGAACTAAGAGTGGCGCGGGAGTTATTTTTGAATGGTTGCCCTTCGCAAGACGTGTTCTATTCTAAATCGATATATAAGTATTACACATTAAACGAAAGAATATTAATGACAGAAGATTTACGTTTGTCGGCGAGTAAAACCAAGACTTTCTTGGATTGTAAAGCCAAGTACAAGTTTTGTTATATTGAAAAACTGCCACGCAAAGACTGGGACTTTCATATTTTTGGCAAATTCTGCCATAGTGTTTTAGAGTTTTTTCACAAGCAGTATATTGAAGGTTGTTTGTTACCATACAATGTTACAATGAATGATGCCTTTAAACATGCACTGGAAGAGTTTAAAGATAAGATGACTCCTGAAATGAAGAAGGAGTGTTTTCAAATTATTGACCAGTATTTGCGTTTAATTACCAAAGATAAACAAGGTGGCATGCCAGCCAACGTAATTGCGGTTGAAAAAAGATTTGACTTTGCCATCGCTGAAAATCTTGTATTAAACGGAGCAATTGACAGGATTCAATTGGATGTTGATAATGTAATCCACGTGGCGGACTACAAAACCACGAAAAACAAAAAATATCTCAAAAACGACTTCTTTCAGCTTTTAACATATGCTTATGTTATAGTGTCTGAAGACCCGAGTATAGAGAAAGTGCGAGCGTCTTATATTTTACTCAGACATAATTTTGAATATGTGACAGTTGAGTTTAATAAGGAAGAAATTTTAGCGGTAAAAGATAAGTACGAAGAGTATGCAAAGCAAATGCTTTCTGAGAAAGAGTTTAGACCAAATCCTACGATTCTCTGTCGTTTCTGTGATTATTCTGATGTATGTGTAGAAGGAAAGAAAATGTTAGAACCTTCGAAAATATATGGAGAAGTTGCGTGGTAAACAAAATTTGTAATAAAGCAATCAATGAAATTATTGAACAGCTTATTGCTAATGAAAGTCAACATAAAGTATCTCAAAGTGATCCGAATGCCACTTTTCAAGCTGTCGATCTTAATGTTAAGTTTGTGCTAAACATTGAAGATAAAGATAACAGAGTAAAGCCGTTTCAGATGTTCTGCAATCCCGTAGTAGATTTAAAGTAAGAGGAAACAATGCAAATTGAAGTAACTGAATTAGAACCATGCAGATTGTCTGTTCACTATGAAGCTAACTTCCTGGAAATCTCTGATAAGAGAGCAGAAGTAGAAAATGCTTTTAAGAAAGCCCCAGTGCCCGGATTTAGGCCAGGTAAGCCTGTACCACCAGACGCTATTAGGGTGTATTATCGTCAACAAATTGATGATTCTCTAAAGCGAGCTTTGGCAGAAGATGCATTTCACAATACTCTTTTCGAAAAGAAGATTAGACCACATGGCGCCCCTCGTTTCAATAATTTACTATTAGATGGTGGTAAGTTTACTTGTGATTTTGAAATTTTGACAAAACCAGATTTTGAAATTCCTGATTGGAAAAATATGGAAGTTGTAAAACCACATGGTGAAGTAGAGGCGTCTGTACTTGCCGAAAAGATGATGCAGGAGTTGCGTGTCCGTTTAGGTGAAGTATCTCCTTATGGCGATACGGACTTTGTTCAATCTGGCGATAATGTTCTCATCGATTACAAAGGTAGTGTAGACGGTGAAGTTGTAGAAAGCTTAGTTGCTGAAGGCGAAATGATTACCGTAGGTAATAGTCCATTAGCAGCATTTGATAACAACTTATTGGGCATGTCACTAGATGAGACTCGTGAATTTGATTTTATTGCTCCTGCTCAAGGGCTTCCTTCTTTAGCAGGAAAGACCATTCATTTCGTAGTTACTGTAAAGATGGGAACTAAAACTGTACCATGTGCTCTTGATGATGAAATGGCTAAGAAGATGGGTAAAACTACCTTTGCTGAATTGCAAGAAACTGTTGCTCAGGCTGCCTTTGCACGTTCAGCCAGTATGAAGAAACTAGCAATTCAAGAGGCTGTGGCCAGAAAGCTTGTTGATAGTGTTGATATTAAAGTTCCAAACTGGATGTCTTTGTCTGAGGCTCAATATTTGAGCCACCAATCACAAGTAGATTGGAATACTATGCCAGATGTAGACCGAGAGAAGATGATTGAAATGGCCGAGCAAAATGTTAAGCTATCTCTAATTTTAGATAAGATTAGAGAGGCTGAGCCAGAAGCACAGCTAACTGATCAAGAGGTGTTTGAAATCATCAAGCAAAATTTGGCTAATACCAAAGTAACTCAAAGCTTAGATGAAGTTATTCAACAGATGAACAAGACTGGTTATTTGCAAATCTTGTTCTCACGTATTAAAGATGAAAATACTATGGACTTCATAGTGAAGTCAATAAAATTGATTGATTAACAGGGAGAAAGTATAATGGGAAAGAAAGATAATGGTCCTTTAACCTCTTTACCAAAGAAGTGGGACGATCTCATTAAGAAGATGCCGGAATTCAAAGACACTGCTGATGCAGCTAGTGTTGATGAATTAAAGAAAATTATCGTTGAATGTGAGGGTAATATCTACACAGTCAATCGAGAAGAAGATGCAGATGATAAGTTAACCGCAGCTAGAGAAATGTCTAAAGAGCTAGCTGCTCCTTATCGTGATGCTAAGAAAGTACAACAGGCAAAAATTCAATATGCTCTACTTTGCTTAGAGAGCAAGGGAGTAGACCTAGATAACAAAGGCGACTAATGAAAGTCGAAAGGTTCCTTATTCAAGCATGCTGTAACAAGAAGCAAATAGTTTTTAAACTAGATAGGCCAATTGATAATAGCTTACTTGAAGTTCTGAAAAGTAATGGGTATACAGAAGCTGCCCACTTTACTAAAGCAGGAATGCTATATGCCGATAATCTGGACTTAATAGTGACGGGTCCATTTGGTGGCGATAAGCTAAATGCTAAGTGTAAAAGAGCAGACTGTGACCAAATCCTCAATGATCTTGAGGCGTTGCTTGTCAGAACGGAGTGAGGATGGCAAAGGGTAAAGGTTCTATCACTGAAGTCAGAAAGAAAGTTACCAAAACCCACGAATTTATTTCAACTTCCTATCATGAGGCAGGACATGCTGTTATTGCATTGTTATACCTTATGAAAGTTAGTTCCGTGTCTGTTTTTGAAAATAAGCAATTTAAAAGAATTCACGGTATTTGTTATTATGATTATCCTAGTGATTTTGATGAAATTCAAGACCCTGAATTATTGAATACTCTAGTTAGAGCAGAAATTGGTATTAGTTATGCTGGTTTAATTGCTGAAACTTCTTTATTTAGAAGTATTTCAGGGTCTAAACAAACTCCAACTTTTATCAGTTATGGTTCTGCAGATGATAACAAATCAGCCCGAGAGGTGATTAAAAAGTATAACCTGGCACCTCCAGGGCCTAAAAGAACAGCTTATAAAAGAAAATTAATGGCTGAAGTGCAAAATGAACTTCATGAACATTGGGACGCAGTGATGGCAATAGCTCATGCTCTTTTCCGTCATCGTCGATTGTCTTTTGTTGATTTACAAGAATTGCTGACTAAGAAGACTCGTAACAAAAAATTCTGGAAAGATCAATTCAAGAAGATTAGTTATTTTTACGATAATAGTCAGAACCTTGACGAAAAAGATTTGAAATCTATATTGTCAAGGTAACGTAACCACCACACCGTATTCCCTGGCACAGTACACGCAGTCTATCCTTAGACTGAAAACTCCCCTGAGATTGGGTAAGATGTACATACGTGTTACAATACACAAACCATATCAGGAGGTCTTATGACCGACTTTGTTTCGCTGCATAATCAGACGCAGTTTTCTATTCTTGATTCTATCATCACACCCAAGGCATTGTTCAAGCGAGCAAAAGAACTAGGGCAAACAGCAGTGGCAATAACAGACCATGGTTCTTTAGCTGGAACATGGGATGCATGGAAGGCTTCAAAAGAAACTGGTGTAAAACTTATTATTGGATGTGAATGTTATTTTCAAGATGATGCCTCCAATGTTAATGAGAAATTTCGTCACATTGTATTATTAGCCAAGAATGCTGTTGGCTATCGTAATTTGTTGACATTGAATAAGAAAGGTTTCGATCAGAGTTCCTTTGTTGGTAAGCGCGTTTATTCTGTGCTTGATTGGAAATTATTGGAACAGTATTCTGAAGGACTAATTTGTTTGACCGCTTGCGGTAATGGCATCATCAGCCAGCCTATTATGAAGGGTAAAATGGATGAAGCAGAGAAAACTCTGTTGCGCCTCAAAGATTTGTTTGCTGATAATTTGGGGATTGAAATTCAGCCCAACAACATGAAGCGCGGTTCAAATATCTTTAATGATGAAATTGATCAAGATTTTTTGAACAGACAATTAGTAAAGCTCGGCAAAAAACACAATGTTCGTGTTGTGGCTGCCTGTAATGCTCATTATCTAACAAAAGAAGATGCGGATGTACATGACGCATTCCTTGCTATTGGTGCGCATCAGCCAAAACATTCTGGTTTCCGCCTTAAGTATCCGGTTCCCGAGTTTTATCTTAAAACGGGCGATGAAGTTAAAGAATTTTTTGCACGTGTTTATAAAGACGAAGCGCAAACCTTCGTAGATAATTCTATTTACTTTGCTAACTTGTGCGAGAAGCCTGAATGGATTGATCCGAAGTTTTCTAATCCATCAGGAAAAGAATTGCCAGTATTCCCTGTTAAAGATGAGCCTGATTATCCTCAATTCCGTGAATGGGTTACCAAACAGCCAGAAGACATTCAGAAATTGGATGAGGATAAATTGTTCTTGCGCTACCGCTGTATTGAACGATTTGATTCTCGTGTCAAGAATCTTACCCCAGAGCAACGTGAGCAATATAATAAACGTATAGAAGAGGAGCTGGATGTTTTAGAATTCCATGGATTCTCCAGTTATATGCTCATTGTTGCAGATTTTATAGATTGGGCTAGAAAGCATGAAATTGCTGTAGGAGAAGGTCGAGGTTCTGTTGGCGGCTCACTAGTAGCTTATCTATTGGGAATTCACCAGGCCGATCCGATTAAATACAATTTGATTTTTGCTCGTTTTCATAATAAAGAAAAGAGTTCATTTCCAGATATTGATACTGACTTTGCGCCATCTGGTCGTGAGTTAGTTCAAAATTATTTGCGTAAGAAATATGGCGAAGATCATGTAGCACACGTTAGTAATGTTAACACAATTACACCAAAAGTGTACGTTAAAGATATTGCGCGTATTTTTGAATTTGGAGGATCCAAAGAAGAAGCGTTTAAGATTGGCAATGAAGTTGCAAACTGTATTCCTGCAGATATACACTCTATTGATGACGCTTTGACAAAAGTTCCCCTCTTTGCAGAGTATGCTAAGAAATATCCAGAGTTTGTAAAATACAAAGATATCTGTGGTAAATATCGAGCTTGGTCTACCCATGCTGGTGGTATCATTATCTCTGCCCGCCCTTTGACTGGACTCGTTCCGCTTAGAAAGGATAAGGATGGAGCCTTAGCCATTGAGTATGATAAGGATAAAGCAGAAGAAAACGGCCTGGTCAAGATGGATACTTTGGGACTTTCAACTCTAGATATCATTGGTCAAGCTATGAAGTTAATTAAGGAGTCTGGCAAACCAGTTCCAGAAAATATTAGTTATGATGAATATGATCAAGAAGCATATGATATCATTTCTAGTGGCGATACATTTTGTGTATTCCAGTTAGGAACCTCTGGCGGAACTATTGATCTTTGTAAGCAGATTAAACCAAAGTCGGTTAATGATATTAGTTATATTAACTCTTTGGCAAGACCTTCTGCCCGAGACATGCGTAAAGATTTTATCTTAACCAAAGTCGGCAAAAAACCATTCGCACTGTTGCATCCAACATTAGGTCGAGCATTCAATAATACATTCGGTTTCGGTCTTTATGAAGAGTCTTTGATGTATCTTGCCCAGGACGTAGCTGGATGGAGCTTACATGAAGCAGACCGTCTTCGTAAGTTAACTAAAGAAAAAGGTAAGAATCCTAAGAAGGTTCAAGAATGGAGAAATGAGTTTATTAAAGGCGCTGTAGAAAATAATGTAGATGAGGCTATTGCTAAACGTATTTGGGACGAAGTTGTTGATAAGTTCCAGGGTTACGGTTTTAACATGTCTCACAGTATTTTATACTCAATGACGAGTTACAAGACCGCTTATCTTAAAGCTCATTATCCAATTGAATTCTTAATGGCTAACTTAATGGCAGAAGTTAAATCGAACTCTCCAGATGCAAAGGGCAACATTGAGAAGATCAAAAAAGAGATTCGTAAACGCAGGGTCAAAATTGTCCCTCCGGATATTAACAAATCACAACTATCTTATACCATTGAAGATGGTAACAAATTAATTACTGGTTTGGATGCAATTAAGTTTGTTGGTGCTGATGCTATAAATGATATTCTTGAAAAGAGACCTTTTACTAGTTTCTTTGATTTTATGTCTAGAGTTAGTTCAAAAACAGTTCGAGCAAATAGTATTCAGGCTTTAGCTGCATGTGGCGCGTTAGATTCGTTTGGTATTCCGCGCAAATTGATGTACTTGTATGTTTCTGACTATCGTAAGAAATTGCAAGTTTGGTTAAAGAAGCATGATCCTACTCAAGAGGAATTTATTTATCCATGGCCACAAGAGTCTGCTTGGACTATGCCAGAGATTTATGCTCTTGAGCATTATTATCTAGGTGAGTCATTTAGCTGCAAACCATCACTAGCATATGGTAAATTCTTTGATGGAGATGCTACAACTGTACAAGAAATTAAACGAATGAAGGATAAGACCAATGTATCTTCTGTCAAAGGTATCATTCGTGATTTCTTTGAATTCCGTGTGAAAAAAGAAGGTAAGTATTATGGTCAGTCTATGATTAAAGCTGTAATGGAAGATAAAAATGGCGACCAATGTACTCTAACTATTTTCCCGGACCGCTGGAAAACCGTACAGGAACGAATTGCAGAACTTAATAAGAAGGCTGAATTTGATATAGGTATAGCATTGTACTTCTCGGGTAACACCAATTCTTATGAAGATGATATGGGAATCATATTGGATCAATTATACCATATCGCGTTGCCGCCGTCTTTGCCGGCCGATCTAAAAGCTAAGAAAATCAATCTTAAAGAGGCAAAAGCTAAGCTTTTTGGAGAGGTAAAAGAGGAAAAACCTAAGAGTCCTCAGGAGATACTAGATCAAATTGAAGATACTCTCTATGATGAGGGCCTAATTGATTTAGATGACGAAAATGAAGATGATTGATATATACGATGTTGGTTGATAACAAAATTGGCCGTATCGTCGAAAAATGATAAAGATGATATCATTTGTATATAAAATCTATGCATAGTAAGGAATGTAGTTATGTCAAGAATAAAGCTAAAGGAATGGGCAGATAGAAATAACCTGTCATACATTACCGCAAATAGACATTTCCACCAAGGATTAATCCCTGGGGCTGTCCAGCTTGATTCTGGTACTATCCTTGTAGAGGATGACTCTTTGGAGCAGAATATGGCAGCTAATTCTAGTGCAAATGATGCAATGTCCCTTTTTCTGAAAAAGACGGTCGAGTTCAGTAAAAATAATTCCACAGTGGAAGACTTTGCCGCTTTTATTATCTCGAATTTTCAGCTTAAACTAAATTCAGTTCCAGAGAGCCCTCGCTACTCTCGTAATAGACCAAAAGCAGATGAAGTGCAAAAACACTTTCAGCAATTCCTTCCAGATAAAGAATCTGTTGAACATATGAAAGCAGTCGCAGCTCTTTTGAAGCAAGGTAAAACGGCTGGAAATGTTGTGCCTGCTGCAAGTGTGCCTGCTGCAAGTGCGCCTGAGGCAGCAGCCACTTCACCTGCTGATGGTTTGTTAAGTGAAGAAGAATTGCAAAGTTTATTTGCGGCATCTCCTAGTGCCGTAACAGACATGCATGCGTATACAGGTGTACACATGTATGGGGGAGAAACTACTGAAGGTCTGGTATCACGAAGTGTTGATTTAAACACAACTCCACAACAAATCAACTATACCGGCTCTACAAGCCAGACCTTCAGTAGCACATCTTCTATTATTGGAGGTATGCAAGCCAACGCTAGTCATCTTGTTGGCGCCGCTCCGTTTGGAGAAGTTGCTATGAATGGAATATTTTTAGCCGCTCCAGCATCTGCTAGTTCTGTGCCCGTTACTTTCCAACCAACTCAAAAAGAAATATTATCAGCAACTCAAATTATTGAAACTGTCGATTCTGATGAAGTTAATGAGTTCCCACGCAAACGTGGCAGAAAACCATCTAAGAAGAGATAATAATGCAATTGTCAAGTCGTCTTACAAAATTATTTCAATCACAAACTGATAAGATATTTAAATATCTTTTTTCAGAGAATCCTGATGTTATTAAGTCTTATGTCAATGGTGGTTTATCTGCTATTAGCATGATATTAGCACCAGTTAATGTATTTATGAGGCATCTACTAACGGTTCAAGGTTTAGACCCTGATGCGGTTCCTGGGGAAGCTCAGAGAGAATTGCTTCAAACTGCTTTTAATAGTATATTTGAAGCCACTCATGAAAAAGATTATGATGACGATTATGATGTTTCGTGGGCTCGTAATAGATATAAGTCTGTGAAAGAAAAGCTAGATATTACTGAAGATAATTATAAGTCTCTGACAGATTTATCTAGGTTTAATGATGACCCACCAGTTTTGACTAAAGAAAAATTTGATGATTTAGTGCAAAAGGTTAATCCAGTAGCATTAGAGTCGGAAAAACGCGAATTACCATTAGTAACAACTTATTTCCAAGATGAAATTCAAGCTCTTAAAAGTTTTGTTGATTCTATGGAAGAAAGCAAAGCTAAGAAAAATAATCTTAAACCATCCTCTAAAAAGGTAAATAAAGGTAAGAGATCGGGAGGTATAATTCGTAGAATAACTTCTAATGAGACGCCAAAAGAAGAACCATCAACTTTGGAGGTTAAATCTGATCGTAAAGTTCGTCCATCTTCTAAGAGACCCCCCAGGTCGTAATTTAAGTGAATTAGCTGCGGAAAAGAAAGTTAAGGTAAAAGAAGCTATCCCAGAATTTCACGCAGAAATGAAAAGAAAACTAACTAAAGCTACAGAACTAACCAACCTAATGATTGCAAATGGTCTTTGTCAACCGGATAATAAATCTCGTAGAGACCAAATTAAGTCAATGATAAATTGGACTGATAACAATTTTGAAGCTCTAGAAAGAGTTATCAAAAAAAAATACGCTCCCACGAAAGATGCAGTAGTTGAGAATAAATTTAAAGGCTCTTTTAGAAGAGTTCGGAAATAAGGTATAAATGCCAATTAGACGTGTTCAACAACAATCAGATAGTGGAAGTATCCAAAACCTACAAAATAGGAACGAGGAAGAACTTCCTCCAACCGATTATGAGCTTCGAGTGAAAGAGCTTTATGAACATGCATTGGTAACTAGAAATCAAGCCCTAGTTGACTCCCTGAGTTTGATTCCACTTAATGGGGCTGCCAATGATCCGGTTTCTATTTTTTTTAGACACAGAGAATATGTTAAATCACTTAGCGCCTCGCTAGCTGAAAAAATTCGGCAGGCAGCTAAAGAAATTGCAAGCTGCTTACATGTGGATGAATCTTCTTTACCACAAGAAATAAAATGGTCTAGATATAAGCAATCTCATTATCTTACAGCTATTACTGAAGATATTGATATAGTTAAAGTAGCAAGTGCTGATGGCCAAACTTATACGAGGACAAAAAGAAGTTTTAGAAGGGTAATCGAATGAAGTGCGTATCCTGTGAAATAGAAATTAATCCAAAATGGAAATATGCTATTGATATGAATGTGTGTCCCTTTTGTGGCAAACATATTATGGAAGAGCATCTTAAGAACTGTCTAACTACTTTGGCTGCTGCTATGGAAGCGATGCTTAAGTACCCTGAACAGTTAGATGATTGGCTGCTATCTAATCATAACTATATTAAAACAGACTCTCCCGATCTAAAACAATATCTTCCAAAAGAAGCTTTCGAAGAAATACGCAAAGAACTTGATGAAGCAGAATTTCAAGAGAAGAAAAAGTCTGTTGTTAAGATTAAGGTTCCGACAGAAGATGGTGATGTTATTGAACAAGAAGTTGTTGTTGAAAAGATGGCAACCGATGATAGAACTCAAACTTTCCACGATCGCGCAAACAATATGTTGAAGCAAGAGAAAGCTGTGAATGGTGACCCTAAAAGTGTCGCCGCAAAAACTAGGGATCTTAAAGCAATGGCAGAAAAAATCAAGCGAGAAGCTGCAATTCAAGCGAAAGCCGAAGGTGGTATGGCACCTATGATGAGCAAGGAAATGATCGCTTCTGGTGATATAGTGTCTTCGAGCTTGCCACCAGCTTCCGATGGTGATGACGATGAAATTTCAGATGTTGTTTTAGCAATGAATAATATGAAAAAATTTGGAGGGGTTGGTGGTGCGAACGAAAAAGATTTGCATGCCCTAGCTAAGATGCAGGCAAAAGCTCAAGGCGCTTTCAAACGATTGGGTTCTGGTCAAGGAAGTTTTTCAAGAGTAAACCATGGCAATCAGAGTCGTTGACAATAAGAAACTGGAAATGACAGATGATGAATGGGATATGTACCAAAAGATTTGTAAGTCTTATACAGATGTAACTGGTAAAGGCGAAGATCTTTTTATGGATTTGTTTGAGACTAATGATGAAGGTATTATTATTTTTTTAAAACCTCCCGCTAAGAGAAGAACTAGTTTAGAAGTATTCTTATTTTTGATGTCATTAATGCAACACCAACATTTACGTTTAATGTATCAACAGATTGATGACGCCATTAAAGAAATCAAGAAGTAAAATGGGACATTATTCCGAAAAGATAAGCAATAAAGATAAGCAATTTGTCAAAGATTTCATAATGGATAAAATATCTCATAAAATAGATGAGGCTTTAGCTAATTTAGAAAGTGCTTATGATTACAACCATTTTTGTAATGAAATATGGATTGATAGTTTTCATGGTAGTTTTAAGCTACATTTTACGCCGGCCAATGAGATGAATGATGGGCAGAATTATTATTTATCATTTGATTATTTTGGTCGTGGCAAATAATTATTTGTCGAGAAAAAGTTCGGTTAATTCAATTATATAGGGGAAAGACAAACATGAGCCAACAAGTAAGACTCGGCGATGTTTTAGGTGCTAACCTTGAGGAAGACTTTAAGAATTTTGACCTTACGGAAATACAAAGTGTATTGGAACAATTAAGGGATGTAGATGCTATTGATTTAGCACATGCAGAACTTTTACAACAAAAATCATTAAGAGGAGCAGATATTTTAGCAGATTATCTAGCTAAGATGGTAAAGACAGTAGCATATCTAGAATCGAAAGTAAATAGTACAAAGAATAAAGTGTCCTTAGAATATGCGTCTCCTGATGGAGCGCGAACGACCGTGGACATGAAGAAATGGGCGGGAGAATCATCGCCCGAAGTCGAAGCAATACTAGTAAAATTAGCAGAAGCCAAAGGTGCTAAAATGGCCCTGGACCGAAAATACGAGATTTTGATCAAAGCTCACCACCATTTTAAAGACATTGCTGGCGGGCTCCGAAAGACGATCCTCGGTTATAGTTCAGGCACCGGCAACCCGCCAGGCGAGGGCTATTGATAGGAGAAAAAATGTCAGATGATAAAAAAAAGAAAGCCGATAAGCTAACCGCATTTTTCCGAAGCTTTGCAGAAGCAGACGCTCAGTTAGATGTTAGACTCGCCCATGAAACTATTGGAGAAAAACTTCCTGTTATTTCATCTGGCTCTATGGTTCTTGACGATGCTTTGTCATCCGGTGGTTTACCAAAAGGCAGATTGATTCAGTATTATGGCGCCCCCGGCAGTGGCAAAACCCTAATGGCAATGCTGGCTATGAAAGAAGCGCAACTACAAGACCCAACATCTCAACAGATGTTCATTGATGCAGAAGGCACATTCGATGCTAAGTGGGCAGAGATTCTTGGACTAGATGTCACTAGAATTATTGTTGTAGATGGTGAAACGGCCGTTATTGGTCGTAGCTGTTTTGAGATGATTCTTGGGGTTCCTAAGGAAGATAAAAAGACTCATGAGCTAGTCGGCAAATCTAAGCAAGGACTACTCGATATGATTATGGCGGGAGAATTCAATATCAACATGGTTGTGTTGGATTCACTCGGCGCCATTATTCCACCAGGCGAAGATGTTTCGGTTGTTGGAAAGATGAATATGGCTTTACTTGCCAGATTCTTAACTACTACTTTCCGTAAGCTTTCTCTTGATGCAAATAGGGCAATGGTGCCATTTATTTTCATCAACCATAAGAAAGCCAATATGGATCCTTATGGTGTAGACCACTCGTTTTCTGGCGGAAATACTTACGCTCACTTCTTGAGTGCTAACGTTTACTTTGAAGCGGTAGCTCGTGCAGATGCGCAAATCTTGGATGAAAAAGAGCAAAAGGTCGGACATACGATGCGTGCAACCATTGAAAAATCGAAGTTTGGCCCTTACCCTCGTAAGTGTGAATTCAAAGTAAACTTCGGAGTCGGCGTTATAGATAAGCATGAAGAAATTGCACAGCTAGCTTTAGATTACAACGTGGTCGTTAAGACCTCCACAGTATCTCATGAATATGGTGATAAGAAGTGGGTTGGATTTCCAAAGTTCTGTGAAGCTCTTAAAGATGATCCAGCTCTTGCGACTGAACTAGCTTTGAAGATTAGCCAGGCGCGTGAGCAAAAGTGGGAAACAGCTCGTAAGGAACAAGAGGCCAAGAAAAATGGCGTTACTGCTGATGAAGCTGGTATAGAAACAGAAGCAAAGAAGGGCAAGAAAGGTAAGTAATTATGCCAATTGAGTTGGGTCCAAATAGTCTTTTAGGCGCTCAAGCTGCCTCCCTCAAGAAACCACCATTTTTAATTACATTAGAAGATGGTCTTTCTGGGAAGACTCGTAATTTTCAGAGATTTATTTCTTTGGATAAGCCTGAATCAATTAACGGTTTTGTCCAAGTCAAGGGAATTTTCTGTGATAAGGACGAAGAGGAAATAATCAAAACCTTTGCGGACATCTTGACAAATACTTCCAAAGAATTAATTTTGGAGATGATGTTTCCGCTACATAGAATTCATAGCATTAGAAGCTTAGTATTCAATGCTGTAAAGACTGTGACAGTTCCTAATAAAGAACAGAAGTAAGATATTACGAATAGGAAAGTGAGTAATACAATGGTTAACGCGAATGAAACAAATGAGGTGATTTTTCGTGGGGTCACCTCAGTAATAGAACAATCTGGAGGCATTTGGAAAGGAACGATGACAAATTTGACTACTGCTTTGAACCGTGTTCTTAGTCAACGTCAGAGGACTCTTCTTCCTGGTTCACCAGGCGCCCTCAGAGTGGTGATTAACAGAATAGCTAATAGGCTACGTAATAGAGGTATTGGAGTAAGATTTGGCCGTACCACTGACCACACCCGCACTCGCTACGTACGATTTACACACTAATGTGATAGAAAATACGATCGATTGTTTTTGTTAAGTAGATAAACGTACTATAAGTACAAAATAGAATAACATTTGGAGATCAAAATGAGTACATTCGGTGAAGTATCTTGGAATGATGATGTGTTCCCAGGCGATAACAAGAAGCAAACAAACAGCAAAGACCTCTTTCTTCGTTTAGATGAGGGCCCGAACGAAATCCGTATTCTGACCCAACCATACCAGTACTTGGTTCATAAGTACAAGAAAGAAGGTGACAACGGTTTCGGACAGAAAGTTCAGTGTTCTGCAATTCATGGAAGCTGCCCTCTCTGTGCGGATGGCGACAAGGCTAAGCCGCGTTGGTTACTAGGAGTTATTAGTCGTAAGACTGGTACCTACAAGATTTTGGACATCTCTTTTGCTGTGTTTTCACAGATTAGAAAATATAACAAAAATCCAAGATTTGGTGATCCAACTAAGTATGACATCAACATTGAAGTTGATAAGAACGGCGGTGCCACTGGATACTACAGTGTTCAAGCCTTGCCAAAGGAACCACTATCAGCCGCTGACCAAGTAATTAAGGACAGCATTGACTTTGATGACCTGAAGCGCAGAGTCACTCCACCTACTCCTGAAAAAGTTCAGGCTAGATTGGACAAAATCAATGGTGTAACGACCAGCGGTGCACCTGCAACTTCTGCTCCGGCTCCTGCCGCTGTAAAGAAGAGCACCAAGGCTGCCGCTCCAGCCGTCAGCATGACTGATGATGAAGAACTAGACAAAACTTTCCCTGACTATGAAGGTGAAGACGCCCAGTCCTAAATCTATCACTCCCTAGATAGTTGAAAGACCCATAACCAATTTGGTTATGGGTCTTTCTGTTTTATTGGATATATTACCAAGTATGGCTAAAACTATACTTGGCTTTGACGCCTCTTCTACTACTATTGGTTATTCTATATTAAGTTGGGATGAAACAACAAATAATATTTCTTTTGTAAAAGCTGGATATATCAAGCCCAAAAAGAAAGGTTCTATTATCGAAAGGATAGTAGATACCAGAAATCAAGTTCAAAGGGTCATCGTAGCTGCTCAGCCAGATTATATCTCTATTGAAGAGATAATTCAGTTTATGAAAGGTAAGAGTACTGCTAAGACTATTATCATGTTAACTACTTTTAATAGGATGATTTGTCTAACTGCTTATGATTATCTTGGTAAGGAACCTACTCTTTATAGTGTTATGACAATTCGTCATGGGCTAAAGACGGGTAAAGATTTACCAAAAAAAGAAGAAATGCCGGCCCTTGTCGCCCAACATTTAGGAATTACGTTTCCCTATGAGTATAATAAGAAGGGCAGTATTAAGGTCGAAAGCTACGATAAAGCTGACGGCATTGCAGTTGGCCTGTATCATACGCTTGCTTTAGCGGGCAAGGTAAAGACTAAAGGAAAGCCTAAGGGTAAGAAAAAATGAAGCGTGCAGAAGCCTATTCAATCCTAGAAATATCAGAAGCCTCTTCGGTGGAGGACGCCAAAAAAGCGTTTCGTCAACTTTCTAAAAAGTATCACCCAGATAATAAAGATACCGGCTCTGAAGAAAAATTTAAGAAGATTAATGAAGCTTATCAGTCTATTTCCAATAATAAGTTCGATGATACTCCACAACGCCAAAATGGTTTTGGTGGGTTTCATCGCCAACAAGTTGTTCATTTAGAGAATGTAGAAACAAATATTACTATTTCTTTTAAGGAGTCTGTTTTGGGCTGCAAGAAAGAACTTCAGTTTGATCGTCAAACCAAATGTCGTAACTGTAATGGACAGGGAGAAGTTAGGATAAACAACGGCTGTAAGAAGTGCGGTGGTCGTGGACAAGTAACTAGTCGACAGGGTAATATGATTGTTATGTCGACCTGTGATGAGTGCTATGGCCGCTCTAATGTAGAAGGATGTAATATTTGTAGTGGTTATGGTACCGTTCAGGCACGCGCATCTGTACACGTGACTGTGCCTGCGGGCACTACTAATGGTAGTACATTACGATTACCTGGTATGGGGAATTTTGCAGGCTCTTTTATGGGGTTGGCAGATCAGCATACTGATGTATTTTTGCATGTTACTGTCACTCCAGACAGTGATTTAACGTTAAATGGTCAACATGTAATAAGTTATCTCACTATTTCGTTATTAGATGCTTTACAAGGATGCAGTCGTAAAGTAAAAACTATTCATGGAGAAAAAGAAATACAAGTTAAACCACAGTCCCGTAATCGTGATGAGGTAATTATACCCCATCATGGAGTAGCTAACGCAGGTGATCAAAAGGTCATTTTAGATGTTGAATATCCAAAGAACACTGATAAATTGATTGGCGTTCTTCTAGATGAGGTAATATAATGCCATTCGCAATGTTTTGTCAACACAAGGGATGTAAAGGAACCGTGGATCAAATGGAGCCATATTTGGATCCTAAAACAGATAAGGTGTATTGCAATACGTGCGATCAAGAGCTACCAAATATTACGCACTTTGTCAAAGTTCAAATGAAAACTTTGAAACAATTTAGACAAAAACAAGCTATTGCATTCGGAGTTAAGTGTCAAAAATGTGAAAAAGAGGCGCAGCCAAAGGTGGTCAATGACGATATAGTGTGCCCAGGATGTGCTCAGCCTCATGACCATTTAAGTGATACTTTCAAAAGAATGTTGAAAGATAAGCTCCGTACTGCCAATAAAGAGTTGTAAATGCTAGAAAAGATAGTTGAATCATGTCGGTTTCTGTTGAATAACTATCCGGATGCTCGACCAAGTAAGTCCTATCTCGATTTGCGTTTAAACGATAAAAGTCAGGAAATTTTCCAGTTTGGTTATTTCCCAGGCGTACAGAATATCTCTGTGTTGGCTGACTTAGTAGGGGAAGAAACTCTTACAAATGAAAAACTTCTCTTTACTAAAGAAATAGAAGATTCACTCTTCCCTCGCAAGGTACAGTCTTGTTATTTTGAAGATTATCCGCTAGTTATGCCATTTCGAGATCAGTATGGCAAAGTAGCTGGAATAGTAGGGCGCACTATTCTATCAGATAAAGAGCAAAAAGAAAAAGGAATATCTAAATACAAAAATACTAAGTTTGAGAAGGGCAATTTACTTTTTGGACTTTATGAGAATAAGCGTCATATTTTAGAGCGGAATTGTGTTTACATCGTAGAAGGTCAAATAGATGTAATTAAGGCGTCTGAGATAGGATTTAGAAATATTGTTGCTTTAGGTAATTCTAATATGACTTCCTATCAATTTTCAGTCATTAACAGATACTCCAATAACATATTTTTGCTATTGGATAATGATGAAGCTGGCCAAAAGGGGAGGAAACGAATAGTTAATAAGTTTGGGCAGTTTGCCAACATTCATAATTTATACTTACCAGACGACTACAAAGATATAGATGAATACATCACTAAGGGAGGAATTAGTGATTACGGAGAGCTATCTTTTGGCGTCAAAGATTGAAATTTCTTAGGAAATTTTCATCTTTCCTCTATTGATATATTGTGATTGTGTCTTTTACTATATCTAGGGGTCAAAGATGGAACGTAGAAAGAATCGTAGCGACAAATACCAGTGGGTTTTATTAGAAACAGTTTGCTCAAATGACATGATGGAAGCATTTTGTAATGAGGATAGTATCTCTGCAAGGTTGAATCCATTTGAGTACAACGAAGATTTAATTGAGTTGGAAGAGCAGCTCAAGAAAGAGTTTTGGAGAGTCGTAGATACGCTACTGACCCCAAGACAAAGAGAAGTAATTAGACTTTATGCAGATGGCTATACTCAAATGGAGATAGCTAAGATGCTAAATGTGAACCAAAGTTCAATAACGAAGTCGCTTAACGGGAACGTAGATTATAAGAATGGAAAGAAAATATACGGCGGTGCTCGCAAAAAGATTAGAAAGATAATCGAAAACGACGATAAGATAAAAGACATCTTACAGAAGATGGCGGAGTGTCGTGACGAAAAATGGTAACCATGGAAAATTTACAGGCAAAACCTGAAAAATCATTGATAGAAAGAGGGTTTGGCTTGATAAATAGGGTAATATTCTGAAATCTACGTAGTAGGTATACCACTAATAAAGTGCAGAATTAGTATCAATATTACTCTATTTAAGGTAGAGTACGTTCTGTTCAATGGGAGACACGATGCCAAAATATTCGTTAGATTACTCAAAGTTGGCCAATCAGATTACAAAGAAGGCTTATCGTCTTTCTGATGTGAAAGATCAGCTAGAGACTGTGGCTTTTGATGTGGTTAGATTTAAGGATGGCGATAAGGGTGCTGACCTCTGGCAAATCCAGAGCGCAGATGATGGTGATTACATTGTGGCTCTTTATGATGATGAAGTCGAAAAGACCGCTTCTACCAATCCTTGGGGCGTTTACGTTTCTAAGAATGGACATGATGTGCAAATTTCTTACAAGGGCGATCCTCTTGTAAGATTTGCTGCATCTAAACTGGGAATTCCAAGCTCTGAGTTACATAAGGCTGAACAGTACCTACCAGAGAAGCTTGCCACCAACAAGAAGCTCGTCAAAGCTCTTTTGAGTGAGCTAAGTGAGACGGCTAGACTAGAGGTATCCAAGAGATACCCAGAACTGGTATAATAGAATAGGTGTTCAATGAGCCTTGGTAAAATACATCAACTAGTAGGTACCTTAGCAAAAGCGGTAGATGGCAATCAAAAAATTGCCACTCCAATTTTGGCTGCCAAATTGGCAAGATACGTTGAAGCTTATCCTCAAGATAAAACTATCGGCGCTATGTCCCGAGTTATTAGCAAGATGGCTAGCAACAATACAAATTTTATTCGTAAAGCTGAGCTAAATTCTCTTTACGGGAAATTGTATCAGCACGGCACTAAGTTTGCCGAGTTATTTACAGATGAGCTTGGAGAAACGGCCGAGCCAGAAATTACTACTTATCAGCGTGATGAAGCTGTAAAACCTGTTGATTATCGTGCTGGTGATCAGGTTTTGGCTAATGCTTTAGAGAGTGTTTTTGACAAGCATGCTCCGCTCAAAATGTACTCACAGCCAATTGCTGAAAAAGCAATGAAGTCGGTTGGCACTACTTTAGATGCTTGGAATTTGAAGCCATCTCGCCTTGCAATTAGTGATGGTAATGATAAATTCATTGTAATCAAAGCAGATTATGAGACTCCAAAAGGTGTTACTTCATTCTATGTTCCAGTAGAAGTTAATAAAAATGATGTTATTGAGCCGGAAGTTTTTATGGGTAATACTGGCCCAGAAGATTTGAATCACACCACAATTAAAGCTTATATTACTCAACAAGCAGGTTCTAAGACTAAAGTTGGTGCTACCGATATTCTAACTGCGTTAACTCATGCGGCTAGTGGCAAACGTGAAATTTCTGCTGCTGAATTAGCCGTTATTCGCATGAATGCTGAGCGTGCTGGTCAATCTGAATTTTTCCAAGGACAAGTTGTTGGGCTAAAAGTTGAAGCCGCTCCAAAAAAAGATGTTTCTCTTCCTAAGTCTGATGAGTTTATGTCATTTGAAGACAAATTTACTACTCCGCAAGGGCTTGCATCTTGGAGATTTGGTGTAGAAAAAGTAAGCGCTGCTAGGGCTCATGTTTCTCGCGAACTACAGTCTATGGGATTTACTAATCACCAAGTGGTAATTGCTGGTAATGATGAAAGTACTATTCATGTTGGCGTTTCTCTAGAAACTGGCAAAGTTGCTTTTATGGTGCCTGTTAAGGTTGCAAATGACAAGTTACAGAAACCAACAGTTATGTTATGCAATGGCTCTCTTGCCTCTTTTGATAAGAAAGGCATTAACAATTTAGTTTCAGAAAACAAGACTGATTCTAAAATGGCTGCAGTTGCATCTAATATGTCTACTCTAAAGCCAAGTGAAATTGTCAATAATTTGCGTCAGGCGCTAGCAGAAGAAAATTACGCTAAGGCAGAAGATGCGCTTAACGTTCTTAAGAATGCAGGTGATGAGAAAGCATATGCTTTAGCATTCAATCTTTATATGACTGGTTTGTCTGGTGTTAAAACTGCTGAGACACAATGTTCTAAGATGATTAAGAGCGCGAATAGTGAGCACCCAATTTGTTCTCACACTGGTCTACCAGTTAATAAAGTATACCAAGATAAGAATGGATACTGTCGCCCACTATATCGTAAAGGTATGGATGAGACTTATGAAGGAGCTTCCTTTATTAACGCCAAGATTTTTGGGTGAGCAATGAGAATATTTAGGTTGGCAGACCTCGTAGCGCATAAGTATGAGCTGGTGTCTGAGGGAGCCGCCTCATTGCAGACCGTCTTGCGTGATGTCGAGTCAAAAATAAAGGATGCCTTCAGAAACTATATTGACCTTAAGACGGTTACGTCTAAGGCGTATAATGCTATTCCAGTAATGGCTCATCATGGCGAACCGCACTGTCAAAAGATAGTGGGTCACATGCAGATTATTACTGCAAATATCAAAGAACTCATTGCGCATCCTACTCGCTTATTCAAAGCGCTTAACAAAGTTTTGGCACTTATTTCTTCTCTAGATGAAGCAATTAAGAATACTAAAAAGAAGTCGCCTGAACATTTACCAACCCAACAAGTTCTTAATGCTACATTAAGTGATTTAAGTAGGTTAGAAAATTCATTGAAACGTTTTTCCTCACTAATAGTTAGTGCTGCTAAATTATTACAACCATTTGTTCCGCCCGATGAAGAGGGAAAAGGTGCAGAGCTTGAAGGAAACGTCGTTGTTCCTGAGGCTTTGCCGCTAACAAAGAATGAAAGAAGAAATTTCTTCTTAGAACATCCAAATGAGGCTGCCGCCTATGGATTTACGGGGCCGACCTTATTGGATAATCTAGATATTGTGCTTAAGATACTCGAAGAGCCTGGAATGTCTAGAGAATTCGATAAATTTGTTAGAGCTATAAAAGGTAAGGGAAATCCGGAAAATGGTAATGTGATTAGACAAATGGCTCAATCTATTTCTGAGTTAATTCAAAGACGTCAGTCAACTAATCTTCCCGCATTAGAGAGTAAACCAATTTTTGAGGAATAAGAGGCTATACTATGAGAATTTCTGAACTATTGAATGCAATGGCTTCCTGGCTAGAAAGTCCAAATAATGAAGCTATGTTGCTTGCAGAAGCTGATGAAAAGTGCATGCATATAGTAGCAGAGTCTTGTGTTCTGGCTGCCGCATTGCTCAAGAAGGCCGCTGATGAAGTAGATGTTCTTGAGCCACCTACTGAATCTGTTCTTACTCCAGAAGCTATTGAAGAGACTGCTGCATTAGCTACGGCTCTTGATCAGAGTGGTGACCCGCAACTTAAGAGAATGGCCTCTGTATTGGACGAGCTTCTTTTAACTATTGCTGCTCCACCAAATGCCTATGCTGAACGTAAAGATTTAGTAGATTCTAGGGCAGATGAAATCAGAAAAAAGTACGAAGAGCCACGTAAGGAATTGCATAAGGTAAATCACCTTGGACGTTCTGAAAAGGCTATTGAAAATAGTGGATTTACCAAAGAATATAAGATTCTAGAGGCTCCCCTAAGCTCTCGTTACTGTCCAGATCATCCTGGCGCTCAAATTGCACGTGTAGGCGAACACGTATGGCAGTGTGAACTTGATAAAAAAACTTATAATTTTGAAACTGGCTTCGAATTAATTAACGGATCTAAAGTTCCTGGTGGAGACGTATCTCAACAGACTAACGGATTAAACACTCCATTCCATGCTATTTTTGATACGCGTGAAGGTAGACTAGGTTACAACAAGTGATAGATGAGCACATCTCAAAATTTCAAGAGGCCATAAGAGAGGTTTTGTCACAGTTAGATCCGGAGGCGGCTCAGCTTTTCTTAGACCGTTTCATGGAGAAATTGAATGAACAAAAACGCACTCAAGAAAATTCTGGAACATCCAGATAAAGATGAAATCATCGGTAAACTAGTCTTAGATTATCCACCAAAAGAAATTCATGAATGGCTTGCTGGCAAATATACTAATGTTAGTGAAGCTAAGTTTGTTATTGCTGAAAAATCTATTAAAGTATTCAAAGATAATTATTTAGATGTCTATTCTATGATCCGTGAGGATATGATTAAGACCAAACAAGCTGTAGCTACCAGTACAGAAGAACAGTTAGAATTAGCTGTTAAGAATAATTCCACTTACAAAAGCAAAATGTTGGAATTAGCTGGTAAAGAAATAGATGTTCGTCAAATGGTGGCTCATTTGTGCATTGCTATTGAAACACGTTTAGGTCAAGTATTTGATGAAATTCAAGAAGACCCACGTAATATCAATACTAAAATTGATCGTGTTTTGATTGAATACGGTGAATTGTTAGGTAGTTTATTAGAAAAATATTATAAATTCACCGAGAATCCAGCAGACTTGGTCATTCAACACAACGTGACTTTGCAAGCAGTAGATCAGCATATTTCGGTATTTCATGATGTAATCCGAGATGTTTTGTCTCAGCTAGATTTAGAAAGCTCAATGCTATTTATGGAGCTTTTCCAAGAAAAAATGGCTAAATTAAAAGCGCCAGCTCACGAACAACCGCTTAACACAGATATGAAACTTGCTGAAGCAAAACTTCTCAACGAAACCATTAACAAAAAGTTGAATAATCAATAATGCCAGAGAACAAACCTTCTAAAAAACCAATTATCGATATGCCTTCCAAAAAGCAATTGGCAAAGGTCGTTGGCCCATATTCTGATAAGGAGCTAGAGCTTACGCCAGAGATGGAAGAAAAGATGAAGAAGGACATGGAGTTTTTCGATCTCTATGGTATTGATTATAGTAAATTTAAACCAGAGTTTCTTTCTTTTATCACTGATAAAAAAGCTTATCCTAACTATGACCAGTATCAGTATATTGCTGGCCAACATGATCTAAAAAAGTGGATGTATGCTCTTAAAAACATTCACTATAAGCAAAAAGCAGGATTTCCATATCGTGAGGCCATTAAGACTGCAACTCAGGGTTGGAATAAAATGGAAATTTACGATTTCTTAAATTGGTTAAGGTTCTACGGAGAGGGGACTCACATGAAATATAAGTTTGCACAAGTCTGGTACACCAATGATCAGCCAGGCTACTTCTTACATATCAAACCAGATCCTCCTAAAGAACCTGAGCCTCGCTATGATGCTAATGCTGTAAATGATGCTCGTGAAGAAGCTGAACGCAAAGAAGAAAAAAGACAAATCATTGAAAAGCAACGTGCAAAAATTATTGGCCGCTTAGACTCTGCTGAGAAGTTGTTGCGCTCTCAAGATGGCCAAGAATTTGCTGGTAAAGAGTTAGAAAACTTGATGGAAGCAATTTATGCTCTCAAGAAAAAAGTTCAACTTGTTAACAAATTAAGCATTTCTACTCGTTTATATGAAGACATGATTGTGCGTGAAGGAAACGTACTCAAGCGTAACGGTTTTACTAAAGCTGCAGAAATATTGTATTCTCTCGCTCAAACTCCAGGCGCCTCTGCTGAAGTGGCACAAGAACAGTCAGCTGGAGATGCAGTTCCGCCACCAGTCCCACCTCCACCACCAACTGATCCATCTGGTGCCCCAGGAGGTCTACCAGCTACTCTGCCAACTACACCTAGTGTTCAAACAGAAAAGCCAACCTCAAAAGCTATAAATGAGTTCATTAGTAATATGAATGAAGGTAATAAAACTGATGCCACTAATTCTGAAGACGATCAATTAGAAGTAGAAGATTCAGAAGAGCCGTTGATGGTAACTGAGGCACAAATTACTCCTGCACCGCCTCCGCCACCTGCTGTTTTGGAAGATATTCCAACTACAGACACCCCAGCTCCTGATAGAAATCCTCCAGCATTCATTCCAGAAGCCACGCCTAAAGCTAAAAAACCTTTAAAAGAAGAACCACTAGAAGTAACCGAAGAAGATTTACCTCCACCAGGTGGTGAGGGACCATCTACAGAAGGTAAACCTTTGGGCGGTGTAAGTTTAGATAAAATTGATAACGTATTCAAAGATGTTTCAATGGAAGAAATTGTAGCCGAATTAGAAGATATTTCTACTTACTATAAAGTACGTGAAATGCCAAGACGACTTGCTCGCCTAGATATGATGTTTGATGCTAAAGGAATTTCAG